TTATTCGTCCGAGGCCTTTTCCTTTGCAGGAATTGTATATACCGTCGTCGCATCCAGTATATCCCCTGGCTGGCATTCAAGCTGGTGGCAAAGAATCTGTATCGTCTCAAACGGAACGTCCAAATGCCGCCGCATAGCCTTGACTGTCTGTGTCGGTAACCCAAACTTCTTGCCGACCTGCGCATCTGTCAGCCCGCGAACATCATCGCGCTTGAAAAATGGATCAAACGAAACGATTGTCCGCCTGATTCCGCGCTCCTCGAAATCCTCGTACATGGAAACCTCCTAAATCTCCGTCCCGTCCGGGAACTTGAACGAGCAGATAAACTCCGCCCCAAGCGCTGCGGCGATGTGTTCCAAATCTTCACGGGTCAGCGTATTCCGCTTAACCTTTTGATTGAGGTTTGACGGCGACGTCCCCAGCGTCCGAGCGAGTTCCGCTTGGGACACTCCCTTGTAGGACAAGGCCATTTTCAACATCTGTTCCGTAGTCACGCTATCACCTCCCATATAAAATATACAGCGTTTGCTGTTCAATGTCAATGACACAATAAAAATTTTTTAGAAAATCGTAAATAAAACACTTGACATTATTTAGCGATTGCTGTATATTATACTCGTAAGGCAGAGGTCGACAACCTCTTACGGAAGGAAGTGAGGACTTGGACGAGATGACAACCGCCGAGCTCAATCAGTTCTTAGAGAACATCGCAAAACTGATTGAGGCTACCGCCAACGACCCGGCCGCAGCCGCTAAGATCGTGCGGGACAGCAAGGTCAAAGCATAAAAAAGGTGCGCAGCCCCTCGCTAAAGTAGCTACGCACCGCACCTCGTAAGGCAGAGGCGAGCCGGGAGCCTTACCCCGGCCGCCTTGATTATAACCGAGTAAGGCAGAAAAATCAAGGAGGAACACAAAATGATGATGTCCGAGTTTGTTGAGCGCACCGGCTTCCAGCCCACCGCTGACGAGTACGACCAGATCGAAAGCGCCTATTATGCCTTTGACGGCGACAAGGATGCCTTTTGCAAGGCGTTTGTCGAGCAGGGCGGCGAAATGAAGATCTACAAGGCCAGAGCTAACGAGATTGCCCGCCTGCGGAGCCAGATGTCGGAGATTGAGAAAGAGCACAAGAAGGAAGTGGCAGACCGCGACCGCCGCATCAATGAGTTGACTGCCGAGCTGGACCGTGAGCTTGAATGGAAGCCCAGCGATGGTGCCGGCACGAACATGGAGCAGAAGCGTTACGAGGAGCTTGCCAAATACGGCAAGGCGATGACCGACGAAGAGGCCAAGGCGTTTATCGCTGACGAGTGCGGCTTCGATCCCGAGAAGATCCGCATTCTGCACGAGGTCAACACCTACGAGGTCAACAAGCACCGCCGCCTTCGCAAGTCTGGCACCTTCGACCGCGCGCCCGTGTACGAGGCCACCGATTGGAACTATGTCCGCTTTGACTGCGCCTGCTTCATGTATGAGCTGGTCAACGGCGAACTCCGCTTCTACTGCTGCTAAACTATCGCCCGCCCCGGAGGTCACGAGGGCAGAAAGGGAATACCATGGCCAATCAAGACGCTTACCTGCACGACCTCAGCGACCTGCAAAAGGAAATCGACCATCTGCTAAGCCTGGTGCCGGTCGGCAAGTCCAAGAGAGACCTCCGGGCGCGTGAGGATGCCGAAGCCGCAGCCGGCAGAGCCAGAGCCACCATTGGCTGCATGAGAAACGACTACATCATCAAAGACTGCTGAATGTCGCCTGACCTATCGGGCCTACGGGGAGAAAGGAAATCGCTATGAACAAGACCGAGTACATGAACACCATCAACGAGAAGTTGACTGCCGCCGAGGGCCTGTGCGCCGACCTGCGGAAGCTCCGGGGCCTCCAGAAGCTGGCCCAGTCCATCACCGGCTCCGACGCGCTGGTGTCCTTTGCGACCCTGTCCAAGACCATCGCCGACAAGGAAACCGAGCTGAAGGCGGTGCGCGGGGAGCTCCAGAAGGCCCGCCGCATCGTGAAGAAGCTGGACGAGATCGAGGCCATTGAGGCCGGCAACGCCCCGGCCCCTACCTCCAAGAAGCAGGCCGCGAAGAAGCCCGTGGCCAAGAAGCCCACCAAAGCCAAGGCCGAGCAGGCCGCGAAGGACCTCAAGGATGCCGCCACCCCGGCGGCCTGACGGGAGGTGATGTGCATGACTTACCTGAAGATTCTGTCCTACGCCCGGCGCGGCATTCGGGCCGAGATTGACAATTACCGCGCGATGCAGGAAAAAGCCCTGGCGGGCGCCGGAGCGCACCCGGAGGCCAAGAGCCTTGCGGACGGTCTCCAGAACATGATCGACGCCCTGGAGGTTGACATGGCTACCATCGACGAGCTCCAGGAGATCCACGACAGAAAGTGAGGACGCCAATGAACGGTCCGAGAGAGTTTATTGAGGAATTTGCGGCAAAGCAATACGGGAAGGACTTCCCGTGTCCCAGGTGCGGTAGGCAGTCCATGGACATCAACCCGTCGAGGAATGCATTGAGCCGGCGAGCAGGGGTACAAGTGTGCGACGAGTGCGGGACGCTCGAGGCCATAGAGGATATGGCTGGTGGGTTTAAGCTCCCGTTGTCCGCTTGGGCAATTATGAAAAATCCGGTGGAATGGGAGATGCCCCTGCAGCTGACCTTCGTCGGCCGCGACAGCTGGAGCCGCCCAGTCTACGAATGCGGCGGCCGGCTGTATGTCGACGACGACCCCCGGGCGGATCGCCATCCGGCCATCTGCACGAAGCAGGATAACGACTTTGATGGAGAGCCATGCGACCCAATTCCTGCTGGTGCTGAGGTTGAGTTCATTCCGCATCGTGATACCTGGTGACCCCGCCTGATGATGGCCCGCTGGGAACGGGCCGAAACGCCCCGCCGAGGGCGTCGCGGGAACCCGTCGGCACAGGGGAGAAGCGCCGCCCCTTTTACATACATGACCTTGAAAATCGAATAGGAGGTATGCCATGAGCAGGGATTGGACTCCAGCCGAACTCCAGGCCGTCAGCACCGCCATGAAGGCCCGGGGCGAAATGGGCTACGAGGAATTCTGCGCCTACCTGGAGCGATGCACCGAGAAGGTCGTGGTCGTCCACCTGGCCGACGGTGACGCCATCACCACCAGGATTCACGGCACCGAGCAGGATATCCGGGACTACTATCGCATCGGCTCCTGCCTCAATATGGGCGCGGCCGGCGACCGGCTGGTGGAGATTGTTGCGGTGGACATAGTGGATGTCAGCGGGAACACCACCTGACAGGCACGTAGGTGAGTTGCAACACGCCATTTGTGTTCTCATGGGGTAGACGCATGCCCAAGCCGAAAAAGCGCCTGTGCGCCCCGTAAATGGGAAAGCGCCGGAAAACGGAAAAAGCCCCCTCGACAGGACGGAAAATCCTGCGAGGGGGCTTTTCAAATCGTAGCTTACATTTTCGACCGCAAGGACTGCAACTGTACTTTGCATTTTCACGGGGCCTTATTCAGATAGCGGGGCTGTCGACGCTGCCTCCGTCTTCCTCGTCGGTGCGGAAGTTCTTCGCCTTGGCCGCCTCGAAGGTGATCCCGCCGCGCTTGTGGTCGGACTTCGCAAGTGAGAGGTAGCCGTTTGCACCGGCGATGATGATTGCCTCGCCAACGCCGGTGGCCGCGGTCAGCCATGCAGCGGCGGCGGTGTAGCCGCTCTTGATGCACAGATACATGAGGAACAGGCATTCCTGGACGATCAGCAGACCGGCCAGCATGGCCAGCAGGCACACGACCTTGCTCCACTCGATCTTGCGCTTCTTCGCAGCTCTGCGCTTGCGCCTTGCCATTAGCTCAGCCCGAACTTCTGAGCGAAGCGGTACAGCACCGTTGCAAACTGCTCACGGGTAAGGAAATCCTGCCACATGAAATTGGCCTCACCGTTCGGGAGCGTACTGCCGCCGACCAGTAAGCCGCTCTCGGTGACAAACTTCCGGCCGTCCGCGCTGAAATTGCCGCAGTCGTTGTCCTGAAGCTCGGCGCGGTAGGCGTTCATTGCGACCTTGAACATTTCGTTGAACTTGTCCTGTGTCATCTCTGCCATATTCTCTTCCTCCTTGACGAGATCCCAGTCCGGCGTACCATAGCCGCCGATCTGCGCATAGTTGATGGAATAGCTTTTGTCGCGCACCATACCGCCGTTCGGAACGACACCAGGTGAGCTGGAAGTATTCCCTTCGATGGTGTAGACCCTTCCGCCGGCGACCTTGACAACGAGGCCGGTATGGTACATCGACTTCCCGCCGTCATTGGTGTAGAAAATCTGATCTCCGGGCTGTGGGGCCTTCTTGTGGAAACGGCCGACTGCGCGGTAATATCCAGCGGACTGCGTGCAGCCCGCGCCGCATCCGCCCATTGGCTGATTCGTCATCTTCATGGCGATGCTCAGGCCAAAGGTCGTGATATAACACCAGTCCACGAACATATCGCACCAGGCGTAGCCGTTCTTCGGAAAGTTGTAGACACCGAGACCGTCGAGAAAAGCTGCGTACTTCGTCCAGTTTCCGCTGCCGGCGTTGGCGGTTTTATCTTCAAGCTGGGCGTTGGTGGCTTTCTCCACATAGCCGATCTCAGTTCTTGCGGTAGCGATCACGCGCTCTACTGCGGTCATGGGTCATTCCTCCTTGGGGGCGGCAGGGTTTCCTTGCTCTCGCCGGCAGGCAGCGCAGCAGGCGCCGCATCCACCCCGGGTGTTGCGGTGGAGAGCATATCTTTCAGCTTTTTCAGTACATCGACGGCGTAAGCGGTAAAGGCTGCCAGCATGGCCAGCGATACCGCCGTTATCAGATTCACAGTCTGCCCGTCGACCTCCACCACCATCAGATCGGGGTTGAGGTATCCGGAAAAGTAGACCGCGATCAGCGCCATTGCCACGACCGCGCTCTTGATACAGCCGTTGCGGAACTTCGCCCGATCCCATTCGCCGGCAATGATGGCGTTGATGGAGCCGAGGGCGATATTTGCGGCAATCAGCAGCACAAGGCCTGCGGCCAGGCGAATGATCGTCATGTCCAGCACATTCATCGAAAGTCCTCCTTACTGCAAAAAGTCGTTGCTGTCCAAGCACCGGCGGTATATCTCCTTGATCCGGTCGCTGGTCAGCTCCGTTACATTGTTTTCAAACTCCGGGTGATCCTCGCAGTACCGTTCATAGGCGGCGATGTCCCGGAGCGTTTGGTCGAAATGGTCTTTTGTGTGGCGCTCGCCGTGGAGACATTCATCGCCGAAGCGGAGAATGCGCGCCCGGCAGTTGATGGCCTTTTCCTCGGCCATGCCAGACCGAACGCCCTGCAGCTCGCTTTCGAGCCTCCCGACCTTCTCCAAGACCTCGCTGTTGATAGCGCGCCCGAAAGCCTTTGCCATTGCAGACCACGGATTGATCTTGATGGGGGCGAGCTGGATCAGCGTCAGCAGCACAAACAGCGTACCGCCCCCACCTAACAAAATCTCCTTGAGCGTCATCTCTCAATCCTCCTCTGCGCGTGATAAGAAGGGCAGCCCCCATCGCAGGAGCTGCCCTCCGTATCAATGCCGTGGTCAGATGGTGACTTCGAGATCTGCCAGGATGTCCTCGACCTGCTTCCGAATCAGGCTCGGAACCTGGTCGATGGTCTTCTTACCCTTGATGATAAGGGTCGCGTAGACAACAGCCATGACTTGCACCTCCCTTCGCAGTAGGATGGATAAAAGAAAGAGCCGAAGGCTTTTCATAAGCCCTCAGCTCCATTCTCGCTATTTTCGAGGATCTCCTGGACTGCCGCTCGCAGCGGTTCGGGAACTTCCTCGATCGTCTTTTTCCCCTTGCGGACCAGGTCTGCATAGACCTTCACCATGTAATTGCTCGCCATCGGTTACTCGCCTCCAGTCGTAGAAGCCGCGGCGACAATCTGCTCATAGACATCGCACAGCGCCATTTGCGTATCGGTGACCTGCCCTTCAAGAGTCGTCACCTTTTCCGCCAGCGCCGCCTTGTCGGTCTCCAGATCGGCTACCTGCTGCTGCAGGGCGGGGATGGTCTTGCCCTCCGCCTCGTGCAGCTTGGCCTGTGCCAGATAGCCGTCATAGTTTCCGAGGATGTCTTCGCTCAGACCGTCGTACATATCCAGCTCCAGGTGATATTCGTCATACACCCACCCGCTGATGGTCAGCTCGTCCCGCTTTTCCTCGAACGGCTCGGCGTTCTCGTAGAAGCGCACCAGGGCTACCCCCGGATTATTAGGCTGCTCCTCCAGCGAGAAGGCGTTGCTGGGCGCGTTGTCGCCTCTTACTCTCATTTCGTACTACCTCCTTTAGATGCTTCACGCCGATTGGATCGACGTATTTGACCCTGATGTTGTGACTGTCGCAGTGCTTGAGCTGTCCCACCCTGGACAACAGGCCGGATGCCTGCCGGGGTGGGATGGGCTTTCCGGCGTCCAGTTTCTTTTTCACACGCCGGCATTGACGGGTGAAGCGCAGGAAGTTCCGCTTGCGCAGAATGGTATGCGTTTGTGCAAAGCGATAGCCGACAGCCGACACCATCCGCTTCGCCGTGGGATATACTTGCCAGTTGCTTTTAAGCTTCAACCCCAGTCGGTCACGCAGGAAGTCGGAGATGGCCTGCCTCGCCTTGTGCAGCTTCTTCTTGTTCGGGCCGAACAGGGTGATGTTGTCCATGTAGCGGGTCATCGTCTTCACGCCCGGCATGGCGCAGATGAAGTGGTCCAGCGTTTCCAGATAGTAGTTCGCCAGCCATTGGCAAATGTAGTAGCCGATGGCCAGCCCGCCGCCGCAGGATTCGATAACGGCGTAGACAGTGCGCAGGAACCGCTTATCCTTGATTTTCCGGGCAAGCGCCCAGATCAGGCGCTTGGGCGGAATGCTTGGGTAGTAGTGATACACATCCAGTTCAGCAGCGTACTTGCTCCCCTTCTGATCGTCCCGCAGAGTGCGCCGGATATGTTTCTGGATGCGCGTTGCACCGCGGCGGGGGACGGAAGCGCAGGACCAGTGATACATCCCGCGCATCAGTACCGGCCGCATGGCCTCGACCAGAAGCCAGTGCATCACACCGTCCGGCCAGAATGGTACGATCTTGATGACCCTCCGCTTCTGGCTGCTCTCATCGTAGATCTCTTTCTCGTGGGGCGGCGTAGGGACGAAACTCTCCGACGCGACCATCTCATAGGTTTTGTCTACATATTCGTCGATGTTCTTCAGAACGCGGCGCACCTCGCGCCGCTTGTGCTTGTGCCTTGCGGCCTTGTAGATGGTGGCCCGGATGAAATCCCGATCCATCATCTTTTCGTAGAGGAATCCAACTCGTTTTGGCATCTTTCGTGCTCCTTGTTTGTCTGCAAGGTCTTTCGAGCCGCAGCCTACTAACCCCTGTCCTCCCGACAATATTTTCACCAAGCGGTGAGGAAAAGCCTGCACAATGAGAAAGAAAACAAGTTGCCGCGCACCGACGTTGGAGTTCGTGTTCGACGAGGTGTTGTTCGCGTTGAAATAAAACAGGCCGGCATTCGAGCCGTTGTTCCAGTTACCCCCGACGTGGAGCACCCGCCAGCCAGAATTATAATAGGCGGGCAGGAAAAGCCCCCGGCGCACCGTGCAGACAGTCCCTTTTGGAATTATAACTCCGCAGCTCTGCGCATACGGAAAAACGGGAGGAAATAACGGATTACGTTATTTCAAAAATTTGCGCGACCGCGCTTCGCGCGGTATAGGAAAATGGCGCTGCCGCGCCGGCACTTCTCACGCGCACGCAGCGGTCGACGAAGCCTCCGGGGGCTGCGGCCCCCGGTCCCCCATTAGGGATGGAAAAGGAGCCGCGCACCGACGCTGGAGCCCGCGTACGACGAGGTGCTGTCCGCGTCGAAATAAAACAGGCCGGCAATCGAGCCGCTGTACCAGTAACCCCCGACGGGGAGCACCCGCCAGCCAGAATTATAATAGGCGTAGTCCGGGACGTAGGTAGTTTCAGATCCGCCGGTGGCCGTCGGGAAGAACGCCCACGGCATAGACGACGACATGCCGAGCGACTTGATAAAGCCGTCTGTCTGTGACTTCGTTCCGATGTTTGAGTAGTTGCTTGCGGTGTCATCGGCGTAGTTGGCCGGATTGGTACAGACATAGACGGTTCCATCGCTGAAGTTGATGCCGTCGATCCACTCAAAGACATTGCCCCAGGGGTTCTCAATATGCCGGTACTGGACGGCGGTCTTGCCGTCTGTGCCGGATGCGCGTCCGGTGTGATAGGTCATGCTGTCTGTCCCGCCGGAATTGATGGCCGAATTGTTGTTGTCAACATAGCCACGCCCGACCTTGCTCTGGCTGTCCCAGTCCGCGAATTCTACCAGATAAAGCAGCCAGACTGCGCACCAGGAGGCAAAGTCGTATTCGCTCCACTTGCTGCCCTTGCCTCTTGCGCCGGAGCGCGCCGATGCGCGGGTCAGGTTGACCAGCGGCGCAGAGCCGGTCTTGGAGTAATGGCCGGAGATCGTGTTGTAGCGGCCGACATACTTGCCGGAGCCGGGGTGCTTGGTGAAGCCGCTCTTGGCCTTGTCCGCGATGTAGAAGTACCGCTTCTTGTTGGCAGCGTCGTCGATGATCCGGAAGTAATACTCCGGGATATAGACGGCGGTATCGTAGCTGCTCCGTGAGAAGCCGGTCGTTCCCTTCCTGTAGCTGACAGCATTGTTGATGATGTTGCGCTCGTCCATGCCGCTCCACGGGAGATAGTTGTCGAAGGGAGAGCTGCCGGCGCCGGTACCGACCGCAGGCGCGGGATTCGTGGTGATGTCGACATTGACCAGTCCGTTCGGATCGGTGGCCTTCTTCAGCCGCGTCAGAGCCGTCGACTGCGCACTGTAATTCCAGCAGACACCGAAGACCTTGACATAGGACAGCTCCATCGTATAGCCGGTGTAGGAGCTGCAAGCTACGCTGCCGGTGGCCGTCTCGCCGTTCTTGGTGGCGGTGACGCTCCACGTGCCGGTGTTCGGCAGGTAGAACTTTGCCGTTCCGTTGCTGGTGGCCGTGAGCGTGGTGGAACCGTTGACCGCCTTGACCGTAGAGCCGCTGTCGATGGTGACGGTGAGGGTGCAGAACTTCACCGTTGCGGTGTAACTGCCGCCGGAGGTCGACACCGCCGCAGACGCCGTGGACGAAGATACCCCGCTCTTGGTAGCCGTTACGGAATAGGTGCCGGCATAGTTGACGGTCAGCGCACACTTGCCGTTGCTGCCGCAGGTGCCGGTATACTGCTTCGTGCCAAGCGTGGCGGTCACGACTGCGCCGGATTCCGCCGTTACAGTCAGCGTAGCCGCGAAGTAACTCAGCGTCACCGCGTACTGCTTGACCTGATCCACGACCACAGTCTCGGTGGCGGTGGTCTGCCCGTTCAGCGTGGCATACAGCGACCATGTACCGTAGCCAGGGAGATCAAAAACGCATTTACCGCCGACGCTGGTGCCAGTCAGCGTAGTCTCGCCGTTCGTACAGGTGATAGCCGATCCGGTGGCAACAGAGACCTCCAGCTGTGGAGCCACGCCGCCGCCCTTGGGCTTTTCCCATGTATATACGCCGGTCTGATCGTTGGCTGCCGTGCAGTAGAAGGTCTGCATGGTGTCTGTGTTCAGATACGACTGGCCGACCGAGCCCTTCGTGCTGGAGGTCGGATCGGTCTTGCCGGTGAGTGGCTTACTTCCGTCCAGCCCCTTGGAGAGCGTGTCGAGGTCGCCGGAAACGCCATCAAGGAAGGTGTCGAGCGATTCACCGTTATAGGTCAGATCGGCCGCGTCGCTGGCGCCGGACAGCTTCCACTGATACTTGCCGCTGCTGTCCTTGCCGCTGCAGACGTATTCCTTGCCCGTAGCGCTGTCATAGTAGTGCTGCCCTGCGGCACCCTCGGTCGTGTCTGTCGGCGCTCCTGAGCCTGTTGCAAGCGGATAACCGTAGTCCTTTCCGGCGACTGCCGCAGAGATATTCCCGTTCCCGTCGCCCAGCAGCAGACCCTTGACCATGATCTTGTCCTGCTTGGTCTTTACCGCCTCAGCGATGGCGGCGGACATATCGCCCTGTGTGACGCAGGCGCTGGTGTCGACCGTCACCCTCCATGTGCCGGTATTCGAGCAGGAGATCAGAGCGTAAAAGGTGTAGACGAAATCCGGCGATTCTGTCTTGCTGGGAATGGGAACGCCCTGTTCCAGCTGGAACAAGGCGATCATGGCGGACGCTCCTCCGTCCACGCTGGCAGATACGCGGAACTGATTCAGCGTATAGGCCGTATTCGGCGCAGCGATGCGGAGTTTCAGGCGAATGCCGGAAGATACCATCTCGCCGCCCAGCAGGCTCGCGGTCTGCTTTTCATTGACGAGGGCGGTCTGTGCCATCATTGCCGCCGCCGCGACGGTGCCCTGCCCCGCAGCTGCGCTGTCGAAGTTCAGGGTCTTTTCATTCACCCACTCATTGAGCAGGCTGTTGCCGGCGTTGGTGATGACGCCGTTCCATGTTGCCATAGTAAAACACCTCCGTGTCAGTATCGAATGGCGGCCGCGCTGTCGACCAGCTCGCAGCCGATACAGGCCGCGCCGAAATACTCTGTTGCCAGTCCTCCGGCGTCGTAGTATTCCACCTCGTCCAGCACCGAGCGCAGATTCTTGTAAAAGTCAACGCGGTCGATCACGCGCTGATGTCTGACGGGGTCGACATCCTCATAGGTGGCGTCGATCAGCAGCTTGAAGTGGTACGGCTTGCCGCCGTATTCCCACCATTCGCTGACCTGCGTATCGGGGTAGATGGCGGAGATTGCCAGCACGACCGCCGCCTTGGTGCCGAGCCTGCGGTGAACATTCCATGAGTCTTTCAGCGTCCGGCGCTTTTCCTCCAGGGTGTAGTCGGCGCCCCACCAGTCAACCTTGAAGTCGTTCGCCAGAATGTCCAGCAGCTCGTTCGGGAGCCGGTCGATCTGTGAGTAGATCGACACGCGCTCGATCTCGCCTACGCGGGCAGCCAGCACCTCGGCAACGGCAGAGGCAAGTGCTGCCATATTGTCGTCATTGGCAAGGACCGCCGGCAAGGAGGCCAGCAGGTTTTCCTTCGTGATGCCGTGCGCCTTATTCATCCTCATAGCCCCCATTCGTGGCCGTGATGGTCCCGACCGACGCAACCTGCGGCGTCGTGTCGTCGGAGCCATCCCGCAGCGTGGTAAAGACCGGGCTGGTCAGCGCCACGCGCTTGATGCCGGTCTGCATGAGCTTTCCGATCAGCACGGAGGGGTTGATGTCGCGCCCCAGCTTCCCGCATTGCCATGCGACAAATTCGGCCACGGCCTTGTCGACTGCGGCCTTGATCTCCGTGGAGCTGAGGGAGCTGTCCTTTGGCACATAGTAGGTGAAGGTGATGTTGTAGCTCACCTCCTGCGGGTCCTTGACGGAAACCTTGTCCGTCAGCGGGCGCACGGTGTCATCGTTGCAGGCGGCGAGGACGGCGTTCTTGATCTCTGTGGTGGCGATGGTACCGTCGTCCATGAGGACATACAGATCCACCGCCCCGTCGCTGGGGCTGTTCGCTACCACATCGGCGATCTCGGTGCTGACCTGCTTGGCAAAGTAGATATACCCGCCCTTGGCTCCGGCGCAGCTATAAGCGTCCTGGCTGGCGCGCATCAGCTCATAGAATTCATCGTCGGTGGCCTCGTCCGCACCGTCGTCGCTGACGGTGAGGTTTTCGCAGCTCTCGCAGTAGTCGAACAGGTCAATGAATGTGTTGATCTGTCCAGCGGCGTAGCCGTTGCCGACCGCACCGGCTGTCTGGCAGCGGATCTGCACATCGGCGTGGGTCGCGCCGACAGACACATAGGCGTCCGCAACGGTCTCCCAGATCAGCGTGCCGCTGGCGTCGGTGACGCGCGTACCGGCCGGAATGAGGATTGCCGTACTCTGCGCCTCGGAGATGTGGAAACGCTCGGTACAGACCGCCGCCTGCGCCGCCGGGCGCTGCGTGACATAGAACAGCTCGGCCAGCGCGTCCAGGTTTTCCCCCTCGGCACGGCTTGGGATGTTCTGATTGCCGGTGTAGTTGTTCAGCCCGCGCTCCTGGATCACCACGGCGGCTACGAACTGGATAAACAGCTTTTCCGGGCTGGCGGGCTTTACGCTGACGCCGGTGATCTTTTCGTAGATGGAGATCAGCAGCGCCTCGACCGTTTCGGTGTCGGTGGAAACGAACTGATATTCCGTATTTCTGTCACTCATTGATGATGTTCACCTCCACGGTAGGGATCAGCCTGCCCGGGGTGGTTTTGTCGGCCGCAAAGGTCACATTCACCACCTCGGCGCGGGGCTCGTATTCTTCAACGGCCTCCTTGACCTCGGAATACATCATGGGCATAGCCACAGGCAGGGGCTTATCCACGAACTTTTGCGGCAGGCCGAAGCCGCGGTACAGCGGGCAGGTACCCTGCCGCGTGGAAAGGATAATGGCGATATTCTGCAAGACGGAGCGCACGGTGTCGATCTCGTTGAGCCGCACCGCGCCGATGTCGGCCGCAGTCACTTTGTAGCTCATGGCAGCTTCACCCCCTCAGATACTCTTGCAGGCTGACGGACACGGTGGCGCTGGTGACATTCCCGCGTCCGTCATAGGTTTTCATCTTCATCTTGTGCTCAAGCACGGACCAGCGGTATTTCCCGTAGCCCTTATTGCCGATCACCAGCGGGACGGCGATGCCGCCTCGCTCATAGTTCCACAGCTTCACGACCTCGGCGATGGGATCGACGCCGAGATAGGCGGAGAGAACGATGTCGAAGGTCATCTTATCGGGGTCAAGACCGGTGAACTCCGTGAGGGCGTGTGTGCCGTGCCGCTGATGGGTCGCGTACCGGGCAGACCCCGACCAGGTTACATTGTTGATCGTTTCGATGGTGCGGTCAGACACCGTGAAAACGATGTCGCCCAGACAGCCGACCATTCCCATAGTCAAAAACCTCCTAACACAAAGCCGTCCCCATTGAATACCGGCAGGTAAAGGCAGAGGACGCGATCGTTCACCTTCGGCATCCAGTAGGTCAGATGCGAGCCGGGCAGGTGATCGTGTGCGGGGTATTCGCTGGCCGATCCGCCGCCGGTGAAGGTGTCCGTGATTTCGTGGGTATGCTTTGCGTCCGGCTCGATGTAGAAATTCGCTCCGTAATGCTGGAGCACATAGAGCCAGTCTGAAATGATGCCCGTGTCCTTGAACTTGACGCGGGCCTTGCGCTTTGCGCTGTCGACAGCCGTTACCGTGCCGGTCTGCACGAGCCTCGAAAGGATATTCTGCTGTTCGTCCATCAGTATCCCTCCAATGTCTTTCGCAGTTTGACCTGCGTGGTATAGCCGGACGAGCCGACCGAATGCGCGGCCTGCTCGACAATGTATTTCCCGTCCCATGCGCCCCAGCCGGTGAGCTTAGCTGTGACGCCGGCCACAATGTCCGGATTGCCGGGCAGCGTGAAGGTGGCGGTCTTCGCGTACTTGTTGTGCAGCCGGAGATATTTTTCGGCCTTGGTCTTGGCCTCGGCCACGCTCGCCACCTTCGCGGTGATCTCCAGCTGCTGGTTGTTCTTGGCCTTGTCGTTGTAGTCCTCGACCTTGACGGTGGCCTCGATGCACTTCCCCGTGCCTGGATCTGTGTAGCTGACGCGGCAGGAGGCGTACTGCGTTCCGGCCGTTCCCGCGTTCAGCTTGTGCTTGGTGTAGCTTCCGCTGCCGCGTGCGATGGTCAGCACGGGATCTTTCTTCTCATAGTCCTCCTGGTCGAAAAGCACGAGCAGGTTATTGGTGGCTTTCAGCGAGATGCCCGCCTCATGGCAGAGCTTAGAGAGAAAGGCGATGTCGCTCTGCTTGTACTGCTCCACGCGGCTATAGGCCGGGTCGCTGTTGGCGAGGAACATACAGGTCATGCCGTTGGCTGCGGCCATCTCGCTCGCAATGCCGGAAAGCGTGTAGGACTCCCACGCCTTGGACTTCTCCGTCTGGCGGATCTGTGCGCTGTACGGCAGCGCCGTCGCCTTGATGGTGATGGTATTGGGCGGGCCGGAGGCGTCAACGCTGTCCAGCTCAAACTGTCCGCAGTCCAGCACCTTATCTCTGCCGCCGCCCGTCCAGTTTTCCCGGACGAAAACGGCGCTGATCTTGAAGCCGGCGCCGGAGGCGGACGCGGGAGCAGCGGCGGGAGCGTCGCCGCCCCCGCCGCCTGATTCCTTGATGTACGATGCGCTGACATAGGCGGTCTTGCCGTTGTAGCTGACCTTCGCCCAGCCGTTTTCGATGCCCTCGACCTGCAGCTCCGCGCCGCAGACCAGCGCGCCGTATTTGCCATAGCTGGTGCTGGGGCCGGAGCGGACATTCAAGCCGCTTTTGGCTGTGACCTTGTAGGGCTTTGCCGCGCTCTCGGTCTTGGCCTTGGAGGACGCGGACAGGCTCCCTGCGGAGGCTGCCGCGTCGATGGCGTCAGCCAGCCACTTTTTGAGCCATATGTCATCGCGGTCCTGAAGCTTCAGCTGCAGGTCGTCGGTTTCGTCCGCCTCCTTGTCGGTGTAGGTGGCCGACAGGAAATAGGGACGCATACTGCCGGTGATGTCTGCGCCCTGGAAGAAGATCTGCGCCGTGACGCGGCGCGCCTGATTCGGGTTGCTCATCCGACCACCTGCTTCCACGGGGGCAGGGCGTCGCTGACATCCTCAGCAGGGTCTGGCAACTTCAGCACGATCCCCGCAGGGAAAGTATAGTTCCCGAGATACTGCGGATTCAGATTCATCAGCCGGTCGGTGTAGGCCTCGCTCCCCAGCTGGGAGAATGCGATGCTGTCCCACATGTCGCCCTGAATGGTGGTATAGGTCTTGCTCATTTGTAGGCCCTCCTTGCGGTGTCGATGCCGGCCTCCTCCATGACTTCGAGGACGCGCTCGGTGAATTCATCGCCGTATTCGCGCAGGGCTTCTACCGTTTCCGGCGTCGCGTTGCCCTGGATCTGGAACACGACCTGCAGCTCCACCACGCCGGCGCCGGAGCCTGTGCCCGGCTCGGCCGAAAGCGCACCGTCGCCCTGGATGGCGTGCAGCACCTCCAGGAGCTGCGGCGCAAAGGTGATTGCCTGGACCTCCATGCTGTCGCGCATGGCGGCAGTCTCCTCGGCGGTCATGACCTGCTCGCCGCCGTTGAAGTAGACCAGCTCGGGGCCGTTCTCGCCAACGAGGGCGAAGCCCGGCGCGGCGGACTGCGTACCGACCGCATAGCCGGGGATGCTGTTGACTGTGCCGGTGCCTGCGGTGGACAGCGCGGCCTTGGCTGCGGCGGCGATGCGGTTGTAGGCGGCGGTCACCTGGGGCAGCATACCGACAGCGCCGTCGATAAAGCCCTGAATGGTGGCCTGTGCGCTTTCCTTGGCCTCGTCGCCCAGGTCCATCGCTTCGATGTCCTCGGCAAGCGCCGACTGCAATTCGTCCATGGTGGCCGTGAAGTCGGTCTTGAGGTCTGCCACACTTCCGGCCGCGTTCTGCTGCTCCTGCTGCAAGGTATGCCAGTTGGCTACCATATCGGCCAGCTGCTCGTCGGTGGCGCCAGCCATGCCGGCGATGGCGTTCACGCTGTCGGAGCTGCCGTCCGCAAAGGATGCGATCATGTCACTCAGGCCTTCGATGTCGGCACTGCGCTCGGTGAGGGCTTGCAGGTTGGCGTTGTAATCCTGCCAGTAGGTGATCTGGCTCTCCAGCGCGGTATTAATGCTGCTGGCGCTGGTTGCAACGACCTCAGCGGCCTCGTCCCAGAGCTGGTACTGTCCGGATATGCTCTCGTAGGCCGCGCCGTATGCCTCGTTGTAGGACTCCGTGAGGGCAGCGAGTTTCTCCTGAACGCCGGAGATGACGGCTTGGAATTCGCTGCTCTGGGCGGCGGCTTCCTCGGATGCGCCAGCACCTTCGTTCATGGCGTCGGTCAGATTCTTGACCGCCTCTTCCGCAAGGGCGATCTCCTCCTCGGCCTCGGAAACGGCATCCGCGTCCTCCTCCATCGCCTTGTTGTAGTTCTTGATGGATTTCTCGGCTGCCCAGATCTCGTCGTTGGTGTCGTAGATGGAATTCTGCAGGTCGTAGTATTCCTGAGATAGGAAAGAGGTCGCGTCGGCATAGTAGCCGTACTGGTCGTAGTAGTCGTCCGCCTGCTTCTGCGCGTCCGCCCACAGCGCATCCATCTGCGCGTAGGTATCGGACAGCTTCTGCTGCGCGGATTCCAGACTGTACTGTGCCTTGGTGAGCCCGATGCTGTTTTCCTCGGCCTCGATCAGTACAGCGGAATACTGGGAATACAGCTCGGTGAGCTGATCCTGGTAGGCCTGCTGCATGGCGTTCTGCTTCCACGCCTCGGTGTTTGCGCGGAGCGCGGCAGTGCCGCCGTTGATGGTGTCGGTCTCCAGGTCGATATAATCGGCCAGCTCCGGCACCACCTGGCAAAGCAGAGCCAGGGTGTTGTGGTACTGCCTGTGCTGCTCGTCGGTATTGAGCCCCGCCGCCTCCAGCTCCTCCAGCTTGCCGATGTAGGTGTCTGCGACGCCTGCAGCGGCCATGGTGGAGGTAACAGTATCGTCATAGGTGGCCTTGGCCTCGTCCATCGCCTCCCGCATTCCTCGGGCGGCTTCGGTCAGCTCCTTCACACTGGGTACGGCGTCATTCGCTGCGGAGGAAGCAAGGGCAATAATTCCTGCTGTAACAACTCCCACGGCTGCCGCAATGCCCATAATCACATTTACACCAGGCGTTACGGTGGTGAGGAAAGCCGCAGCGGCTGCTGCGATCTTCGCTTTCAACGCAAAAGCTGCCGCCGCAACTGCGGCAGCTCCCAACGCAGTAGACAGTCCAGTTATAGCGGCAACGACCCCAGGATTTGCTTGAACGAATTTGGTGATTTCGTTGAGGACCTTCGTGCCGACGCCGTAAGCCTCGCTGAGCGCGGGAGTATAGGCGTCGCCGATGGCTACCTTGAGGTTGTTGTAGGCGTTCTGCATCATGGTCAACCGGCTCTGCGCGGTGGCGTAGCGCTTGTTGGCCTCGTTGGTGAGGGCGGTATTCTGCTGCCAGGCGGTATTTGCAGTGTTCACCGCGCCGGTCATCTGGTCTGCGGCAAGACCCAGGGCTTTGAGCATATTGCTCTGCCGGATGCCGGTCAGACCCAGGTCTTCCAGTACGAGGACGGTGCTCTCGCCCTGCTCGTCCAGCTTGCCGAGCCCGCCGATGAAGGAAGTCAGGGCGCTCATGGCGTCGTTCTTCCACGCAGAAGAAAATTCTTCGGAGGACATACCCGCGATACGGGCGAACTCCGCGAGGTCGTCCCCACCCTTTGCAACGGCCTTTTCAATGGCGTTGAGCGTCTGGGTCATGGCGGTACCGCCCGCCTCGGCTTCGATGCCGACAGAGGACATCGCCGCCGCCAGAGCCATGATCTCCGGCTCGGTCAGTCCGGCCAGCTTACCCGCCGACGCCAGGCGCGTACCCATCGCCACGATCTCGGATTCCGTCGTGGCGAAGTTGTTGCCAAGGTCAACGATGACAGAGCCGAGCCGTCCGTAATTGTCCGTTGCCATGCCGGTAATGTTGGCGAAGCGCGCAAGGGCGGTTGCTGCCTCGTCAGCTGTCATGTTGGTGGCAGTGCCGAGCATGGTCATGATCTCGGTGAAGTCCAGCAGGGCGTCCTTTTGGATGCCGAGCTGTCCCGCGGCTTCGGCTACCGCCGCGATCTCCTCTGTGGTGGCGGGGATCTCCGTGGACAGCGCCTTGATGGAATCCGACATTGCCGCCAGTTCCTCGTCTGTGAGGTCTGTGGTCTTGGCGACGCCGGTAATGGCGCTCTCAAAGTCCATCGACGCCTGCGCGCAGCTGGCGAAGTATTCGTAGATCTCTTTCAGGGCGACGGCGATGCCTGCAGCCACGATGGCCTCGTGTACCTGATTAAAGGCCTGCCCCGCCTTGTCGCCGAAGGTCATAGCTTTATCGGCGGCCTCGCCCTGCTTCTTTTTCAGCGTGTCGATCTTGCCAGCAAGCTGCTCGGAGCTGTGGGAGAGGTCGTCGGTATTGACGCCCGCCTCTTCCAAAGCCCCGCTCAGCTCGTTCAGCTTTGCCGTCTGCTTCTCCAGCGAGGCGGAGGTCTTGTCGATCTGAAGCTGCTTTGCCAGCAGCTTGTTCTTCATGTCGGCGGACTCGTTGCCGGTCTCCTCCATCTCCCGCTGGATATTGTCATATTGCTGCCGCAGCATTTCCAGCCGCTTCCGCGTCGCTTCCACGGCTGCCTGCTGCTTTTGGAATGCGGAAATATCCGCCTGTGTCTTGGAGAGGGCCTGGATTTCCTTCTGCATGGACACAATTTCCTGCTGAGCGGCCTTGAAGGTCTTGCTGTAACTGCCTCCAAGCTGCGCGTTCAGCTGGAATAGCATCTCATACTCTTTGCGGCCTGCCATAGACGGCCCTCCTTTCAGATTTATTTATTCTTGCGTCGCTCCCGCACCTCCTTCACAAGCTGGTTGCTGACCTTGATCCACTTGCACAGGGACGGCAGGGGCAGCGACAGCCAGTAGGAAACGGGGGTCTGATTGGTTTTCGCCATCGTAAGACATTGCCTGCGGAGCCAGACGCCGCCGTCGCCGGTTACAGCTCCGATGCCAGCAAAAAAGAGCGGGCCTTGCCTCTGACGCGGTTGAACTCGAAGATGGGCAGGGCGCGCAGGGCGTCGTCGCCGATACGGCGGGGATGGCCGCTGGCGTCAATGATGGTGTTGGTGCAGGCTCTCGCCGCCATGCGCACCAGGAACTGGCCGGAGAAGGTGGGCGAGATGGTGGGCTTGCCAATGGCCTGAAGCTCGTCCTCGATGGCAAGGGCGTCGTCGCCGGTCAGCCCCTCGAAGTCGAAGTTCAGCTCGTCAAAGGTCTGCCCTTCATAGGTGAAGGGCTTTTTCAGCTTGAGGGTGAAGTTGCCCACGCTCTCCTTGGCCTGCGCCTCGGCAGCGGCGTACTCGTCGTGATCGACGGTGGAAAAAGCGTCGGCGGGGACAACGGTCTTCTTAGTGTCAGCCATGATGATAACTCCTTTCAAATCTCAAAAAGATGCCCGCAGCGGATCTCCCGCCCCGGGCTTTGGTCTGGTCCCTTACATACCGAGCGCTTTGCGGACGTCGGCCAGGTAGTCGGTGCCGTTGACATAGCAGATGAAGTTCAGCTGGTCAACCTCGCGCACCTTCTTGCCGTCAATGTAGGTCGCCCAGTAGCGGACGGCGTACTCGCCGGAGCCGTTGGAGGGCGCTGCGGGGGCGACGGAGCCGCCCTTGTCGCTCTTGGGAATGACCACGAGGATGTGCTTGACAGAACGGACGACCACCTTGCCGGCCACAACATCCTCGTCCTGCTGTGCAATGCGCAGGTCGATGGTGTGGCGGCGGGGCTCGGAGAGCTTCACACTCTGATCGGTGACGGTGCGGAAGTTGAGGCCCAGCGTCATCGCGTCGAAGTGGCCGAGGATGACTGCCTCCACATTGCCGGCAATGCCGGCGCCGGAGATGGACTGCGTCAGCGCGGTCAGATCGGGCAGGGTCGCCTGCGCCATGCCGACATACTCCACGGAGTCTTCGTAGACCTTGAAATTGATAATGCTCTGATCCATGATTCAAACCTCCTTTTAGCCCTGCAGGGCACTGGTGACATAGCTGGCGTCATACTCCAGCACGAAGTCGATCTCCTGGGCGGGAGAGGGCGGCGTCATGTAGACATGGAGCTTGATGATACCGGCCATGAGGTTGGTCAGCGGATTCTCGCTCTCCAGCATCTCCACGCGAGCGCCCAGGAGGTAGCCCATGCCCACCAGACCGTTGAGCCAGATGTTGGCGGTATCGAGAACGGTGTCGATGAGACGGCGGGTCATGGGCTTGTCCAGCTTGCTCCAGAAGGTCTTGACGAGGGAGTTGCCGACCCATCCGAACATACGGCTGACCGGGATGAAGTAATCCTTGACGTCGGTGTTGGCTGGATAGCAGGCAGTGTAGTTGCCCCATGCGACCCAGCCGCTCATGAAGTTCAGAGCCGTACCCACGCCAACACTGTTGAGGTAGTTGGCCTGTGCCAGCGTCAGGTTGACTTCGGTGCCGTCCTCCAGGCAAAGACCGTCGCACTGCAGCCCCTTGTTGGAAGGGGACTCATAGGGGCAGCCGCCATTGCCGGTATCGATCTGCGCCATCAGGCCGGCAAGCTGAGTGGACATGTGGAACTTGTGATCGCCCAGCTTCAGCATGGGCCAAAAGGCAAGTTCGTCCTCGTCGGCGATGTTGGCGGCATTCTTCTTGGTGAGGACATCGGAATAGGCGCGTGCGCCGGAAGCGCCGCAGTCAATGTCAATCAGCGCCTTGGCGTGGAACAGGCCGTTGATGTTGCCCGCCTTTGCGGTCATCGCGGCGGCCACGGTGGACTGCTGGGAATAGCCGGGGGCGCAGAGCAGATCTGGGACGATGCCCAGCAGGGTCAGGCACAGCTCCACATTCTCCATGGCGGAGGCGATTTCAGATGCGGTGACGGTGGAGGCCTTGACCTTGTTGTAGGCGATGTTCACCTGCTCGGCGTCATAGGCGCTGCCGGTGGACAGCAGCTCCACCACCAGATGCTCGCCGTTGTAATAGGCGTTGTAGTCGGTGCCGGACACATAAGCAGCGCCGGCGCCTCCAGCAGCTTTGACAACCAGTGTGGCATCATTGATGGCCTCGATGGGGAGCTTCGCTTTGTGTTCCGCCACCACGATGTCGGTGGCGGAAACCGCCTCCTTTGCGGTGGCGATGTCGAGAACATTGCAGAAGATGACGGGCTGGCAGGCGAACAGCTTGAAGTGCGAATACATGAATTCGCAGAGTGTGTAGGTTGCCCAGTTGTCGGAATAACCCAGCTTCTCTACCGCCTCGGCCCAGCTGGTGCAGAGGACGGGCGTTCCAGGGACGGCGGGCTTATCCGCAGCCTGGACAGGAGCCAGGCCAACCACGAAGGGGACGCCGGACTCCGCCACGACAGGAGTGCTGACGCTGGTAGCCTGCTGAGAGACATATACGCCGTGGTTCATTGAAAATTCCTCCTTACTTCATGCCCTTGGCCAGCTTGTGATAATTCACATACAGCAGGTTCCCGGGCGTTTTGACTTTGATGCGGTCAGCAGGGAGCGTGTCGTCGCTCACCACCAGCGACGCGATCAGCGGGTGCTGCTCGATCACCGGTGTAAGGGTGTCAAGGACTTCTCTGCGACCGCCGCGATAGATGGTGCCGCGCTGGATCACGCCCATCAGGGTCGGGCCGAGATAGACGCAGAAGCCGCCGCTCTCGGCGGACTTCTTCGGCGCGGCGGGGCGCTTCTTTGCCACCTTGGGGGGAGTGTCCGCAGCGGCATCGGCGGTCTTTGACGCCGTGTCGATGATTTTGTCGGTCATAGGTTAACCTCTCTTTCAACGGCTGGGACGCGCCAGGTGGAGGTCATCTCTCCGGCGTAATATGGCGCGACTTCCTCGGAGTTGGGGTAGATGAATGTTTCGATACCGGCGGAGAGATCAAGCTGATAGCGCTGCCCGATAACGACTTGACGTAGCAGGCGGATACGCAGCCGCTCCATGAGGTTGAGCAGCATAAGCCCGCCCTCCTGGGCGTCATCGTTGTAAACGGCGAAGATGGAACGCACTACGGCCATACCGTACTCTCGTTCTCCCTCCGGCTGGATGTCTTTGCTGGTGATGGCTTGGTGAATGATATAGGGCACCTTCTTTTTCGCGGCCCTGGCATCGGGCAAGTTCATGAGATAGACCTCCGCCGCCCGATATTGCTGCTGCTCGTCGGCGCTCTGTATCTTCACAGGCATGATAAGGTCCTTGACGGCCTCCTCGGTAACGGTTTTCAACTCCTCCAGGAGCATAACTCGGTCCATGGGCTACCCTCCCCACCCGTTGAGCACCCGCAGTATTTCGTGCTCAATACGGCTCTCGTAGGTCTTCAAGATTTCCTCGTCCATCTTGTCGGTCGTCTCCTCGTGGGCATAGAATGCCTGGACAGCAGAAGGCCCGAACAGCTCCCGGATGGGGAACCGCTCAGGGCCCTCGCGCTCGAACACACCGGTATGCCCGCCCACATGGGTGACAAAGGCGTTTTCAAGGGTCTGCTGTGCGCTGGAGCGCAGGACGCGGGTATGCACCTTGCCGTCCGCTCCAAACTTGGTATCGAACTTGATAAGGGGGATGACGTTCCCCCGATAGCCGAAGGCGACCTGATAGGAGCTGGCGGAGTCCTTGACGATGGTGTTGATGGTCTTCGTCCGGGACTTCAGCTCCCCCTGGGAAATGGCGTACTCCTCGGAAACGATCTTCATGCCGACGGTAAGGCCGTGCCGCGCCGACCGCTTCAAGGCGCTTCCGACGGCACGGTACACGCCGTCGGGGATGCCGGCCAGGAGCTTCGATACTCGGTCAAGGCTATCGTCGATTTCGTCAATGGTGATGGCGTAGCTCATTCGTCGATCGCCCCCAGTTCCACCCGCAGCATCCCCATCTCACAGACCGAGGAGGCGACATAGAATTCCCGGAAGAATCCGCCGCCGCCCTCCCGGTTGTTGATCTGGATGCGCATACCCTTCTCGGGCTGATTGCCGCCCAGGTCGGACAGCGCACAGTGGAGCACGGATGACACGAGGTAGAGCCCCTGGACATGGTCGGACTGGAGCTGGCGTCGCTCCTGCTCCTTCAGGCCGGACAAGACGATAGGGATGTCCTGGTACTCCTCGCCGTCGTAGCGGATGGTGCGCTTTTCGGCGAACTCGTCCAGGTTGAGGAAAACGGCGTGGACGTCATCGGCCACCATGTCCTTGAAGCCGCTCATTCCACCGGCCCCTCCGCGCCGAGACCGGACGGGGCCCCCTCGTCGTCCTCCTCGCTGGAGATTGCGTCCTCCAGGGGCACGTCGGTGATGGCCGCGATCAACTGCGCCTTGGTCTTGAGCTTGGCGGTGTCGATGCCCATTTCCTCGGCCAGCTCCTTGAGCTTGGCGTTGGTGAACTCCTTGAGCTGCTCAGGGTCAAGGTGGGCGGTTTCTTTGCCCTCTGCGGGCCCGTCCTGGCTGGGAGTGTCCACGCCCGACCCCGCGCCGTCCTCGTCCTCTACGGGCGTTGCAACGGCTCCTGCGGTATCTTCCTCGGGGATGTCCTCGAGGACGACGCCCACGCCGAGGGAGGCCAGGCGGGCGGCCTCGGTGTCAGTCACGATGCAGAGGCCGCCGGCGGACACCGGCCGTGGGTGCTTCGCCCCCTCGGGCCGGTAGCCGTACAGGCCGTTGGTGATTTTTACACGCTTCATGATATTGCTCCTTTCCCGGCCCTATCAGGTGCCGACCACGTTGGCCGCGTACATCCAGGGGGCCTTGCTCCGGGGCGCGGCCAGGGGGCGGGCGGCCAGGCGCAGCTTGCGGGTGTCCTTGTCCTTGTCGACGACGAACTTGGGCACGCGCTGCATGGCGAAGCTGTGGTACTCGTTGTCGTCCTCGATCTGGTCGACACGGCCGTACATCATGTGGCCGCAGTCGGGGGCGGTGACCATCGCGGAGGTCGCGGGGAACAGGCGGATGGTGCCGTCCTTGTCCAGCACAGTCTCGCGCACGGAGAAGATGTCCAGGTCGGTGCCGTCGAAGTTCAGGTTGCCGATCCACACCACGCCGGGGTAACGCACCTGGGGCGCCAGGCGGCCATACTCGGCGCGCCGGTTGTCCAGCAGCTTCAGCGTGGCCTCGTCGCTCTGGATGAAGGCGGCCACGTCGGTGCCCACGATCAGGTCAGCGGCAGGAAGGCCGCGGTCCAGCAGGTCGTTCACCATCGCAGCGACATCGCCCTTCCAGTCGCCGCCGGACGCGTCCCACTTGTTCGCCACGGTGTACTTGGCGGGGTTGGAGCCGGTGGTGTCGAAGTAGAAGATGTCGTAGGTTTCGCCCACGGTGTCGTTGTCGATGTAGGCGACGATGGTGCAGCCGTTGTTGATCATGGTCTGGACGGCCATCCACTCCTCACGGCGCTGAATGCGGCGGTCCAGGTCGGTGAGGTCCTGCATCTGGAGCGCCCGGGCGCGCTCGGCGGGGGTGCTGCCAGCATACAGAGCCTCCCCGAAGCCGCGCTTCTGCAGGTCATCCAGGGTCAGCAGACGGGACGGAGCGGTGAAGGGCGGCTCGAACTCGTGGATCTCGTAGCCGCCGCGGGCCACAGGGATGTCGCCGGCGCGGCGCACAACGAAGGGAGCCATGGCCCGGTCGCGGTCGCGGTACTCCACCAGCACCTTGTTGGCGTTGAAGATGTCGGTCGCCGCGTTGGTGGGGAAATAGCGGTCGCGGAAAAAACTCTGGACGGGGGCGATCTCCTGGACCATGCCCGCCATGTAGTAGGTATCAAAAATGTCGAAAGGCATATTCTTGTCCTCCTTTTAGTCCAGGACCTGGGCCAGATAGATACCACGCTCGCGCAGGGTGTCCTTGTCGGCCTGGGTGATGGTGTACTCGTCATCCACGGTCAGGGCGTCTTCATTGAAGCAGCCCATCACATAGACGGCGACATTGGCATCGGCGTCGGTGCCGATGTCCTCGTCATCGCAGAGAATGCAGTCGGGGGTCAGGGTCTCGTTGGAGCCGGCGGTAGTGCCGAGGATTTTCAGCTTGCCGTCGCCCCCGATGCCGGAGCTGCGGCACAGGATGGTGCCGCGCGGATAGGTAGCGGCGGTCGCCAGCTTGGTGATGACGCCGGAAGCCACCTTGGGAGGCGGGGTCATACCGGCGATCAGCTTGTCGTACTCCATAGAGCCGATCTTGTCATTCAGATGCTTCGCCATATTACTTGTCCTCCTTCTTGTTCAGGGCCTTCGCGTCGGCGCGGCCCTTTGCCATGCGCTGCTCCGGGGTGAGTTCGCCGACAGGCGCGCCCTCGTTGCTGGCCGCTCCGACCTGCTGCGCGCCAGATGCGCCAGTGTCGGCTTCCAGGGCAGACATATAGCTCTTGCCCTGCTGGGCGGCCTTCTGCGCCATGCGGTAAGCCAGCTCCTGGGCGGTGCAGGGGTGCTCGCCATACTTGGCCTCGCGGATGGATTCCGCGTCATAGAGGGAAGCCAGGGCGTCGATGTCCTGGATTCTCTGGCGCTCGACCTGGGCGTGGTCAGCCCCGCCGTCGCCTGCGGCTGCTGCGCTGGGGGCGGGTGTGGCAGCAGCTCTTGCCTCGGCCTCCAGCTGCGCGGTCAGCTCCGGGTACTCCGCCCGGAGCTCCTCAACAGTACTTGCCATAGATGTACTTCCTCCTTTTCTGCCGGTCTTTGCCGGCGGATTTGTATGTGTCTCAGCCGGGGCCGAGGCCTCGGGATCGACCGTAGGGATATTGTCCGGGGCAAACATTCCAGCCGTAAGGTGGATGGTGCGGCCTCGGACGAACAGGCGCCGGCCGTCTGCACTGGCGGCAACGTCCAGGGGCTCCGCGTCCTCGATCAGCTCGTCGGCAAAGCCCTTTTCCACCGCCTCGCGGCCTGTCATGTAGGTTGTATCGGACATCATGTGGGACAGGACAGTTTCGGTCAGGCCGGTCTTTCGCTTATAGATTGCGATTTGGGCCTTGTCCCAGGCGTCGTACTGCCCAGCCGCCTCGCGCAGTTCGTCGGCGTTGTAGCCGCCCCAGAAGAAGCCCCAGCACTTGTGAATCATAATCAGGCTGGAGGGATTGACCTTCACTGTGTCACAGGCGCACATGATAAGGGAGCCGCCGGACATCGCCACGCCGTCCACGATGCAGGTAAGCTTTGCTCCGTCCCGTGACAGCTCCCGTAGGCGGTTGTGGATGGTGTTGGACACGCCGGCGTCGCCGCCGTAGCTGTTCATGCGGATGGTGATGTCTTTGCAAGCGGCAATCTGCCCCAGGTCCTCAAGGAACTCGGTCAGGGTAATAAACTGCCCCTCTACGGGATCGCCCCACCAGTCCGTGGGCTGCTGCTCGTAGATGTCGCCGTACATGGTGATCTCTGCGCTCTGGCCGTCGGCGGTAGCCATCGCATAGGCGGCCCGCTTGATGTTCACGACGGGCTGCGTGGTAGGCACTGTTTTGCTCATGCGTTTCCTCCTGTTCCTTTGCCATCGCCGCCGTCGCCATCATCGGCGCCGGAGCTTGGCAGGTTGGTGATGCGCGCGCCGCCCGCCTCCGCGAGTTTCGCGTTTTCTGCTTTCAGCTGCTCCACGTTGGCCTCCCAGTCACCACCGCCCAGTTCGCGCGTGACCTGCTCGTGGGTCTTGAATCCGTGGTCGACCAGGACAACGGCGGCGTTGGCCTCTTTCAGCGGGTCGAGCTGCCCCTGGACGGGGCCGATCCAGCGCGCACCGCACCAGGCGGCCCGCACCAGAGGATCTTCAAAGAAGCCGGGGGCCTTGATGCGTCCACGGGCCACCGCCTCCGCAAGCCATACCTCGTAGGCCGGCTGGCAGAAGTCGGCCACAAACCAGCTCCGGCGCATCTTGAACTCTTCCCAGGCCTCCAGGAGAGCAGCGCGGGAGGCCGAGTAACTGGAGTTAAAGGTCTTCATCAGCACCTCGTAGGGCTCGCCCAGGGCCGCGCCGGCCTGCTGGCAGAAGGTCTTGACGAAAGCATCAAAGCCCGTAGTGGGGATGCTGGGGTTTCCGAATTTGATGTCCTCATTCTCCGCTAGGTGGGAAACCGTGCCGGGGCCCATCTCATACTCGCTGTCGCTCCCGGATAGGTTGTTCTCGATGGGATTTTCCGCGGGGACACCGGCGATGTCGCCGGCGCCGACCTCGTTGATGGGGATCTCGGTCTGGCTGGTCTTTGTGATGATCCACGCCGTAAAGAAAGACTGGACGAGGGCGGCCATAAGCGTGCTCTCCGTGTACCGGCGCAGCTGCAGCAGCTGCTCGATCACCGGGGCCAGATAGGTCACGCCCCGGTACTGGTCCGGCCGCTCGCTCCCCATGATGTGGAGGATGTTCGGCAAGCCTGTCCTGGGGCCGTAGGCCTCCACCCTCGTCCACTTGGTCGGCTCTGTCGTGGTCTGCCAGGGGTAGGTGTTGTGGATGTAGTAGGCGACGACCATGCCGTCGTTGTCCACCTCCACCCCGTCAAAGATGCGGTTGCCGTTCTCCGGGTTCTTCCCGTCCGTGATGTGGGCCACGGCCGTTCCACCCCCGTACTCGGCGGGGGTGCGCACCCGGTCGGCCTCCACAAGATGGATGCGCAGGGAGTAGGGATTTACCGGCGTGGGGTTTCTCCGCTTGAACACGGGGAAAACGTCTCCGCTCTGGAGCCACGCCACCAGCGCCAGCTGCTGCATTCCGTAAAAGTTGTTCACGCCGGTAGCGTCGCAGTTCGCCTTGTTCTTGGCCCACAGGGAAAACTCCGCCTCGGTGCGCCGCTGCCACTCCTTGGCCGCCTCCGGGGAGATGCCCAGCACCTCCCGATCCACGGAGCTCTTGAGGGTCAGGCCGACGCCGACCACTTTCGTCCGGTTGGTATTGATGGCTGACGTCGCCACCGGGGAGGACATATACAGCATCCGCCCCCTCTGGCGGAGGGTAAAGTTGTTCCAGTCGATGTCCTCCCTGGGGGAGCCGCTGCGCGGGGTAAAGCCTTTGAGCGCCCGCCGGGTCATGCTGGCGCCGGCCTCGCTGTATCCCTTGGCCTGGGGGCGCGCTGTGTCGGGCAGGAACAGCCCGGTTTTCTTATCGCGGTATATGTCGCCCACCTCCTATGTGTTGCATAAAAAACGGGCCGCCCGGCGGCGAAAGGAGCTGACAAACTCCGCCGGGCTGCCCGTGGTAAAGCCCTCTCAGGCTTGTACCCATATCATTTTCGTGACCTCACGAAAAAGGTCACCAGTCGCGGGGGATGACGCCGAAGGCCTTGCGGGGCCGCCTGCCGTTCAGCAGGGCGTTCAGCTCGTCGATCTTCTGCTCAGCCTCCTCGATCTCGTCCTTGAGGGTGCCGAGGTCGAAGCGGGTGAGCTGCCGGTCGTCGATGGTATAGCTCTTGACGCGGCCGTCCACCAGGGCGGTGTAAGCCGCAGTCAGCTTCTCATAGGCGGAGCGCCAGAAGTTCAGCCGGATTTTCACGTCGGTCATATCTGCCATCGGGCATCACCTACCATTCGTCGTAGTATTTCTTCAGCGCGGAGCCGCGCTTGGTCTGCTTTTTGGGGGGCGGCGGGGCTGTTGCAACGCCCGTAGAGGGGGCTTTCCCCCGGGCCGCCTTTAGCCGCCTGTCTATCTCGTCAAGGTTGGCCGGCGTGCATTTGAAGGCCGCCAGAGCGTAGTTGCGGCAGTCCAGGGCCTCGTTGCGCTCGTGGCCGGGTATCTTCTCCCACACCCAGGGCTGCTTCTTGGCCGGGTCATATACCAGGTGCTCAGAGAGCAGGCCGGTAAAGTAGCCGGGGCCGTAGTCGTCCCGCCTCGGGAAGTGGCAGTACTTCGAGCCCGGCTTCTGCACCTTGAGGTTGTCCATGATGATCTGCTTGCCGGAGTCGACGCCGAGCTGGTACTGCCAGCAGGTGCCGATGGCGATTTGATTGACCACGATCTTCATCTTCTTCGGCGGAGAGGTGTAGGGCTTATCCGCCCCGGGCATACCCTTGATACAGAACACCTTGCGGGAGATGCGCGCCCGGCATTGGAGGCGGACGTCTTGGGTGAAATGGCCGCCCTCGTCCACGAAGGTCATAGAGCTTCGGAGGCCCAGGCCGTCCTCGAAGCGGAATACTCGGTTGAACACCATCTCGTCCAGCTTGGCCCAGGTGTCCGGGTCATCCGGCCTGCCCATGACGATGCCCTTTTCAATTCCCCAGGTTTCCCCGAAGTGGCCGTGCCCGACGACCTCATACTCCATGCGGTCGTCCTGGGTGTCCACGCCGGCGGTGAGTACCAGCACCCCCTCCGGCAGCTCCACGGGGGAGCCGTCCGGCCGGGTACCGTAATCCTCCCGGCGGGCCATGAGGCTGTCCTCGTCCTCCAGGTCGCCGCGGTCTTCCCACAGCAGGCCGAAGCAGGTGTTGTAGACCACCTGGAGCTTCCTGGTGTTGCCGATAGCCTTGAGATACTTGAGTACGATGGAGCTCCAGGAAGCCCACTGGCTAACAAAGGCGTTCAGCCAGAAAGAGCGGACGCCCTGGGCGTATGCGTCGGGGTTGTCCGCCTCCCAGCGCGCGGGCTGGTGCTTCATGGTCGTCTCGTCGGATATGCTTCCGCAGCCGGGGCAGACATACCAGACGTGCAGCACCTTGAAGGTCTTGCGGCCGGCTACCACGCCCTCCTCGTGCTCATAGCGGATGTCCTCGAAGTTGATCTCGTGGTACTCGCCGCAGTGGGGGCATTTGCTTTTCCACCGCTCCATTGTGCCCTCGGCGTAGGACGCCTCGATTGCGCTGGCGTTCTTGACGGTGGGGGTGCTGACCTCCAGCGCCTTGGCGTTGTAGAACGTGGTCTGTCGGGCCTGGGCCAGCTCCCAGGGGTCGCCCTCGTTGCCGGCGGAGGTCGCCCAGCGGTCGCGCTCGTCCCCCATGATGTAGCGGATGGGCTTGGACGCCAGGGCGTGGGCCTCTGTGGAGCCGCACATCGTCAGGATGCCGCCGGGGTATGTCTTTTGCAGGATGGTGTTTCCACTGTCGCGGCTCTTGGGGTCCGCCACCTTCTTTTTGAGGGTGGGGCAGTCCCGAATCATCGGAGCGATACGGAGCTTGGAGTACTCCTTGGCGTCAATGGTCGTGGGGTGGACGAACAGGATGGAGCCGGGGTCCTCGTCGATGATATAGCCGATGGTGTTGTTGAGGAACTCCGACTTTCCCACCTGGGACGCCGCCACCATGACGATGCGGTGCACCCGGGGGTCGGTAAAGGCGTCCATCGGCTCCCGGAGGTAAGGGGTGCGGTCGGTACGCCAGGGGCCGGGCTCGGCGCTGGCCTCGGTGGACAGGCGGCGGTTTTTCTCCGCCCATTCCGTCACGGTCAGGTCGTCCGGCGGCTTCATGCCGGCCAAGACTTTCCCGATGACGGCATTCAGCCTCTTTACCCGCTCGCGGGCCTCTTTCTCCTCTATGAGCCGGCGCGTTTCCTTATCCGTCATCGGCATCACGCCCGCTGTCAGCTTCCCAGGCCCTCCGCTCCCGGACGCGCTCCTCGTATTTCTTTGGGTCATAGCGGTAATTGGAGAGCTCCCGCATGGCCTTGTTGACCTCGCGGCGGATAATCTCGGCGGCCTCCGCTGGGGAGTTCGCCGAGGCCACGTCCACGGCCAGGCGGCCGGGCAGGGCCATCATCGCCCCGCGAATGGCATAGATCAAGTCGGTAGTCATCGCGGCCACGTCCTCGCTCCGGTGCATTTTGCCCTGGAGCTCGTCGGCCTCGGCCTTGGCGATGTTGGCCTTGGCAATCTTCATTGTCACGTCAGCGGCCGCTTTCGCCTTTTCCTGCTTGATTTCCTGCTTGATCTCCTCCTCGGTCTTGGCCGGTCCTGCGCGGGCCTCCAGCATGGAACAGTAGGCGCGCACAGCCTCGGTGACATCGAACAGGCTCCCGTGGGGGGTGCTGCGTTTATGCAGCGTCCCCTGGGCTACCAGCTGTCCGATCCACTGATTGCTTTTCCCGGTCATCGAGCAGATGTCGGCAGTCTTGACGTAGACAGGCGTCCCGGCGCGCAGCACGTACACGGCTCCGTCCTCTACGACCACATCCTGCTTCTTTGCCGCCATAGGCCACGCTCCTTTCCTGTGTCTTGGCCCTCCGCCCGACGCCCGGGGCGTTTCCGCTCCGGGGCCAGGCTATGTGATAGGAGGCGGGCGTCCCACGCCCGGCGGAAGGTCAAGAAGTCGATAATTTCATACAAGATTTCAATTAAAGTTACCCTTTTCTCGCGCACTAACTAATCGTTTTTTGGGGTCGGCGAGCCCGCACCCTTTGGGGAGGGGCCGTCACAGTACCTTGCCGCGCTTTTCATCGTCGGCCTCAATGCCCATTTCCAGGGCTTGCAACACCCCTTCACGCCTCGGCATGAGAACGCCCAGGGCAGAACACATACGCGGCTCTCACGCCTTGTATGGCCCTGTCCTGGGCTATGCCTGGTGTATGGGGGCATGGGGTATGCCTCAGTACTTGGTCAGCAGCTCTGCTTTGCTGTACCCATGTACGCCTTTCGTCATCATCGAGAGGAAGTCATCGCGTGAGAAATCAGACAGGCGGAATACCTCCTCGGGCCTCATGCCCAGCTGCTTCCCGATTTCCTGCACGCTTTTCCCGTCAGCCAGCAGGCGCTTGACGATGGCCTTCATAGGCTCCAGCAGGTGTGTGCCACGGGCGCGGTTGTGGGTGACGGTGCCGTAGATGTCCTCGGTCTGGTCGTCGTGCCGCACGATCACCACGGGCACCTTGCCGCCCAGCTTCGTGTGCAGGGGCTCCTCTCCGGCCACCGTCCAGCGGTGGAAGCCGTCGATGATGGTGTAGTCAGGGCGCACCACGATGGGCAGCGTCCAGCCGTTGGTGAGGATGGACTGCACCAGCAGCTTCAAGTTCTCCCGGTTGACCTTGTTGGGGTTGTAGTCGTTGGGCTTGAGCTGGTCGCGGTCCACCCACTGCAGGGAGGACAGAGGGGCGAACAGGTCCACATCAGCCATTCGCTTCACCTCCCTTCCGGAAGGACTTGGCGTAGGCTGCGTAGGCGCAGGAAATATCCTGGTAGATCGCCCGCAGGGTGCGGAGCTTGGGGTCGCCGGCCACCAGCCCTTCGTACATCTTCCGGTAGTCCCGGGGGCGGGCCATGCCGTCCATGCGGATAAAGAGCTTGCGGTACTGCTTGGCGATCTCGCGCTTGTGCGGAGTGTTGAAGAAATCGGCGGGGCGCTCGAACAGCATCTCTTTCAGGAGCGCGCGGTAGTCCTTCGTGTCCTTGCCCTCCAGCTCCCGGCGCTTCCGCGTCGTGCGGTGGAACATTTCACTGTCCCAGTAGAGCATGGCAAGGTAGGCGTTGGGCTCACGGCGGAGCACGCGCTCCATCAGAGCGGGGTCATACTCCGCAAGATGTACCAGGACGGGGACAGTATCGACAGAGAAGAATTGCGAAACCCGCAGCTGGTTGCGATTGACCCCGACCTGGTACATCTGCAGATAGACCTTGGGGATCTCCACCCGCTCGTTGCGAAGGTAGAGCCACACGTCGGTGGTCTTCCAGTCGTAGATCGGGTAGATGGTGTTGGTGTTGGTGATCCCCTTACCGCCCACGCCCAGAGCCGCCATGTACTGGAGGCGCTGGACGGATTCGGCCGCCCGGACGCCGGTCATCATAATGCCGTCCCGGGTGACGCGGGGCAGGAAGGATTGATAGTTGTCCACCCTGGGCTTGAGCAGAGGATGGTTGCGGATGGCAAAGGGCGGCGGCTGCCGCACCCAGACATCCCGCTTGCGGCGGTCCCAGCAGACGAATGTCTCGTCGCTGGAGAGCTCGTTGAGGCAGTTGAAATGCTTGACCTCGATGCACCACCACTGGAACTTGGCGCCGGCCAGCAGGAACTTCTTGCGCCAGGCCTTGGTCGTTTCCTCGATGCAGTCGAAGATGGCCTCCTCGTCGATGAAGAGGACGGTCAGCTGGGCCGGGTCGATCTCCCCGGCCTGGATCAGTTTCAAGGTGAGGTCGGCCAGGCACAGGCTGTCCTTTCCGCCAGAGAACGACATATAGACTGGGACGCCGTTGGAGAACACATTTTTGATGCGCTGACGGGCGGCGGTCACAATGTCCACGTTGGACGCAACACGCTTCACAGCCATATCCGCTCACCGCATTTCGGGCAGAGGATGAACCGGCGCGCCGGTCCTTCCTCCTGAGGCTGTGTTCCAGCCGCCGGCGGGACATACTCCTCGGCGTTCCTCGCGGCCGCTTCCTCCCGGGCCTCGGTGCGCTCCCGGGCGTCGCGGATCTCCTCGATGCGCTCCTCGTCGATGGTGCCGTACTCACTGAGGGTATCGGCGGCCTCGTCCGCCTCCATGACCATCGCCCGGAGCAGGTCTTCCTCATAGCCGGGGATGTCCAGGTCGTCCTTCAACTCCAGGACAAAAGCATCCAGCGCGGACAGGTCATCCACGCCCAGGTCGAACACTCGGTTGTCTGCCAGCATCAGCTTTTTCTTCTGGGCTTCGGTCAGGCCGGTCACGACGTAGCAGTCTGCCTCGGTGCGGCCCATGGAGAGGAGCGTTTCATACAGACCGTTGCCAGCCAGGATGACGCCGTCCTCGTCCACCACGATGGGGCGGATCTGGCCGAACATCTCAATGGAGCGCCGGAACTCTTTCAGCTGCTTGTCGGTGTGCATCCGGACGTTCCGCTCCGGGCGCCGGAGCTCGGACAGGAGCTTTCTCGTCACGTTCATGCCCGCACCCCCTTCAGGAAGGCCCGGGCGCTCTCGATCTTCTCCGCCGCCTCAATGACGATGGAGGGGTCGATGTCGTAGATTTCGCGCCAGCCGTTTTCGGTGCCGCCCGTCCACTGCCGGGCGGGCCAGGGGTGCGTACCGCAGAGGTAGCCGTTCTTCCACCCGTAGATGGGCGGGAGCGGGAGCTGGTGGTAATGGATATAGGCCAGGACGTGCTCATGGCTCCAGGCCGCGAGCGGGCTGAAGCGGGTGACGCCCTTGCCGTCGGTGTAGATGTTGGTGCCGCGACCCACATAGTTCCCGTCCGCACGGCGGCGGCCCAGGATGATGAGGTCGAGGCCGTGGGCCTTGGCATAGATGCGCTGGGCCCGGTGTTGCACGATGGAAAACCACCGGCCGGCCGCGGCCGAGTTCTGCGGGAACAGCATCTCCGGGTGTCTGGCCAGCCAGTCGAGCCCCTGGTGCGTGTTGATGACCTCGCAGCCCTCCGGCTTATTGGCCTCGATCCAAGCGGCAAAGGCCGGGTACTCCAGGTCGCACACGCCGATCATGCTGTCGACCACGCCGGCGGCCTCGCAGAGCTTGCCAAGGACAATACTGTCCTTACCACCGCTCCAGGCATAGGCCGCCTTTTTGCCCGCTGTCTTGGCCTTGATGTCCTCGATGGTCGCGGCCACAAGTTCGCCCAGGGCCGCCTCGGAAACCGCGCTCTCGACGGTTGCAACGGCCTCCAGCCAGGCTTCATTGGTGATGCGTTGTTTCCTACCCAGGCTCATGTCCTCACCGCCTTTCTGGAGGCGATGACGGCCACGACGCCGCTCGACAGCACGGTCGTCAGGCTGCCGGCCGTTTTGAGGGCCGGAATGCCCGCGATGTTGCCGTAGGCAAAGATGGGGAGCCCGACGCACAGCGCGGTGAGGACGCCGGCGAACACGCCGCCGGCGGAGAGCTTCTTCCCCAGCAGCGTCATCACCGTGGGGAGCAGCGTGGAGGCCCGCAGGGTGCCGTAGAACAGGAACAGGTGCGTCACGGTCAGCCCCGGGATGTTGGCGATCAGAATGCTCACCAGCAGCAGGGCCAGCATGACGCGCCGGGAGGCGCGGATGTTGTCGGCCCCCTCGCCGGTCATCCAGTCTGTCGTGAGGGACGCCGCGGCGCACAGGTTGCTGTCCACCGTGGAGAGCAAGCCGGAGATGACCATGAACAGGAAGGGCACCAGCACCCAGGCCGGGAGCAGCGACATGACAAACTCGAAGTTCACCATGCCGGCGTCTGCCGCCTGGAAGCCGGAGCCGGCGGCCAGGAAGCCTACCGTGCCCATGGCGATGGGGACAAGGGCGAACAGCAGCGCCGCGACGAAGAACGAGCGGCCGATGCGGTCCTCCCGGATGGAGAAGGCCCGCTGCCAAAAGCACTGGTCGCCGAACGGACCAGAGATGAGGCCGACCGCCGTTGGGAGGCCGAAGCTCAGCAGCACCTCGACGCCGGAGGCCGAGGTCAGGGAGGTGTACTCCCCGCTGACAGAGCCCAGCCCGGCCCGCACTGTCTCCAGGCCGCCGGTCAGCCGGAGGCCCAGGGATACCAGGAGCGCACCGCCCAAGAGGATGATGCCCAGCTGGACGACGTCCGTGGCCACCGACGCCTTGATACCGGAGAAGCGGGAGTAGGAATAGGCGATGGCGGCCAGGGCCAGCGTCATGCTCCAGAAGGGCAGGCCCGTGAGGAGGGCCAGCGTCTTCCCGCCGGCGAGCAGCTGCACGGCCGTCGAGAGGACGGCCAGCGCGCCCAGCTGGAAGGAGTAGACGCCCTTTACCCTCGGGGAGCGGTACCGCTCGGCCATGTAGCCGGTGAGGGTGATGCCCTCCGGGTATTGGCGGCGGATCTTCTTGGCAAAGGGAATGAAGATGATGAGGCACAGCACATTCGGCACCAGGAACCAAAACATTCCTGGAACGCCTTTTGTGTACGCCATTTCCGATGACGTGAACAGAGACGGCGCCCAGATCCAGGTCGCAGCGATACTCATAGCTGCGACGGGAGCACAGATTCGCCGGTCTGCCACATGAAAGCTCTCTGAGCTGGTCGCCCTACGGGTGAAAATCAGCGTGACGCCGATCATCAGCGCCGCATAGACGGCCAGGACAATGATTCCGAACATTTTGCTTTTCTCCTTTTTTGGCGTCGCCGCTGCCCGTGCTGGCGAACACGAAGCCCGGCGCATGACCGACGCGCAAGGAGTAACGCGGCGGCCTCAACCTCCTTTCCCAAAAGAATGGCGGCCCCTCCGAAGAAGGGCCGCCTGGCTTGATAGGATTTTACGAGTTTAAGCATATCGTATGTACGGGGCGTTTGCAAGCGTCGCGCCGCGTCATGCCGTTGCAACTTCTCAGGAAGAGAGGTATCGGTAGCAGGCTGACTTCACGCCATCTTCGGTATTGCGCCCACCGATGACGGCCGCGACCTCTCCCCAAGTCAGGCAGCGGAGGAAGCGGAGCCTGAAAATCATCCGCGTCTGGTCGTTCTCGATATTCTCCACAAATTCTGTGACGGCCGCCTCTGCCCGGTCGATCTCCTCTTTGAGATACCGGATTCGTTCCGTCATATCGGCGATCTCAACAGCCAGGTCGCCCACCTTGTCCCGAACGCCCGGCGCGTGTGGCATCCCGCTCAAATTCTGCGCTCCGGGGCAAGCCGCGGCTCGTAGGGATTGCAGGATTTCTTCGTCCCTTTTCAGCCGCTCGCGCAACTTATAGTACTGGGACAACTCTTGTAGCGTCATATTGGCTCACCCCCTGTTTTGGTCACTTGCGCTTGAACTTCCCCGCCTGCGGGCAGGTGCTGAAATGGGACACATAGCCGAAATCCGTCAGTTGATCCCTTTCTCCGGCGAAGTCGCAGCTCATCACCTTTCCTCGCATGGTAACGACCTTTCCCGGAGCCCCGGGTCTGGCCCAGAACGGAACCAGTCGCGGATTGCACGGCATACTCTTTCCCGACTCGGTTTTCACCCAAATGATCTCAGCGCCGCACCCTCGACACACGCTTTTCCTCACGGTGCACACCTCCCCCTATCATCATCTGTTCCATCTGCCTTTGCGGAGCTTCTTCAACGGAGACCACCCGGGCGTCCCCGTACCGCTCCAGGTAGAGAGCCAGATCCTCCTTGATACCGATGGCCTGTCCGGGCCTGGCATTGACCTCAATGGTGATAATCAACATAGGTGCCCCCATCTCTTAAAACATTCTTTCTTGGATTCCTTGTGGTTCAAAGTTCATCCACAGGACTTCCTTTCGTTTCGTCGCGGTCTGGGCAATGGCTGTTGCTTCATCTCGGTACCAGCCTGTCAGCGCATCGTCGTAGAGGTCGCTTTCATATCCGGAGAGGATTACCGGCCCGCGATGCGCTTTTAGAGCATCCAGTAGGTCAACGTGGTCTTTTTTGGACATCTCGCACCGATATTGCTTTCCGTGCCGTGTCTCCAGTAGATAAGGAGGATCGGCGTAAATCAGCACATTTGGAAAATTGAACCGGCGTATCAGCTCTACGGCCGGCCTGTTTTCGATTTGAACGCCCCGAAGTCGCTCTGCGGCTTGATAGACAACCTCCGGCGTTTTGCACCAGTAACCTGCAGCGTAGGCGGCCTCGCGGCCCTGCACGTCGTTTTTCCACCCCACTTTTTCGCCGGTTGTGCGGAAACCATGTCCCATCATCATTCTGACATAAAAGTCTACTGCGCGCTGAAATGGGTCAGTTTCTGTGTGTTGCGCGGCCCACGCGCGGTCGTAAACATCTCTGGCGTAGGGCGTCCAATAAATCGCACGGGCCAGCCGCTCCGGGTCGTTTCTAATCCAGTTAAATAAATTGACTACATTCCCATCCAGGTCATTCACCGTCTCTATGTTGGACCTCTGTTTTGTGAACAGTACTGCTCCGCTCCCAAAGAAGGGCTCCAAATAGCTGTGGTGCGGCGGAAAGTGTCCAATTATCCATTCGGCCAGTGACCACTTTGCTCCAGGGTATTTGATTACAGCATTCAACCTTTTACCCCCATGAAGCTTTCCCGAACACCCTTCTCAAATTCGACCACATGGAAGCGGCCGGCCGGGTGTACCCAGACCACCGTCCCGCGCATCGTCTGGGCGTTCTTGGCGTCGCTATCCGAAAAAGAGATGGGCTTGCGGTAGACTACATCGCCCACCTGGACGCGGCCGCCGGTCGCCGGCGCCGGCGCCGGGGCGGTGCGCCCCGATACCGGCTGGGATCTCGCTCGCTTTTTCTTCATTCCAGGCTTCCCTCCCAAGTCCAGAGTCCTTGCCTCCCGGAGGCTTTCACCGGCGGGTCCACTGGGACCATCACATGAAACTCCCACGCATACCGGCCAATCGAAAAGTCACCCAGGTCCAACTCCTGGGGCGACAGCTTCGCCCGGAAGTCCTCTGTAATCAGATTGCAACGGGTCAGAATCGCCTTTCCGACGATGGCCCCGGTAGGTAACTGGTCAAGCGCCCCAGGCCGGATGAAGAGGCCGTCCAGCCGCTCCAGCACATTCCACCCGCTCCCTTCCTTGTCGGCGGCCAGCGCGTCGATAGTTCGACGCACCGGCCGCATGGCGGCGTGAATGGCTATGGGGCCTCGGTAGGCGGTGGCCCAGCTCCGGGTTTCGTATTTCTTCTGGCCGGACACCAGCAGTGAGGCCCAGGGCTGCCAAATGGTGAGGGCCTTCATCCGTCCACCTCCTGGAACAGCTCATGGGTGCCGTCCTGGAGGGCTTTTTCTTCGTCGGACATCTCATATCCGAGCTCGGTGAGAATCTTATACAGGAAGTCCAGGCTTTCGTTTTCCTGGTAGGCGCAGGCCATGCTGTGCTTCGCGGAGTCCCAGCGCCACCAGAAATAATTTACTCTCTCGTCGTCAAAGGACGCGTAGGCGGTAGCCAGAAGAGCGTATTCCGGGCTTTCTTTCGACCGTTCATCAAAGGCCGGGATGTCGATTTCATCGTTCTCGGTATCAATGCCAATGCCCAAGAGCTCGGACATCATGGCGTCGTCGGGATCATCGTGGCCCCGGAGGAGCATCCCAGCAACAAACCGGCAGACAGTCGCCACGTTCTTTTTCGCCGCCGAAAAGTCCTTGATGAATGCGTATCGGGCCTGGTATGCTGCCCTGGAGATAGTTTCAAGCTCTGCGTGCCGGCGCTCCAGCTCTGCCTTGATTCGCTCCGCCTGGGCCGCCGCCTCTGTGTCCTCCGGCTCCTCAACGATCTGGCGATAAAGGTCTACCTGGTGCATTCCCACACAGAAGAAGTAAGCTACGGTGTCCGCGTCATCGGGGCGCGTCACCTCGTCTTTCTTGTTCCAGGTGCCGTAATTCCGCACATACCGCATGGTGGAGTGGTCCACCTTCTCAACCTGAGTCGCAAAGGCGGAAAGGGCCTGCACCCGCTCCGCGATGAGCTTGCGGCTTTTCTCTGTCTCGATGGCGCTGGCCAGCTTCTGCCGGAAGTTGTTGGTGCCGATGGCCTCCAGGACCTCATTCTTCAGCTCCGGGTCGTCGATCTTGTCCAGCTCCATGTAATCCATGAGGTTGGCACCACGACTCACGGAAGCCTTGAATTTCTCCTGGTCGAGCTCCAGTAGCTTCACCCTGCGCCGCACGGTCGTCTGGGAGAAGCCGGACTTCCGGGCGATCTCGTCAATGCTGTCCCCCAGGTCGAGCATCATCTGGAAGCCCTGGGCCTGCTCGTAAAGGGTGAGGTCGGCCCGCTGAATGTTCTCCATGAGCATGGTCTGCACCTGGCTCCGAAGGTCCATATCGGTGATGACGCAGGGCAGCTCTTTCAGCCCGGCCAGCTTCGAGGCTGCGAGCCGGCGGTGGCCGATGACCACGGTATAGCCCTTCTGCCAGGTTTCTCCCGTGATTTCCCCGGTCACGGTGCGGGGGACAACGGTCAAATTCTGGAGGACACCGTTGGCCTTGATGCTGTCGGCCAGCTCGGTCAGGTCGCCCAGGTCTTTCCGGGGGTTGTCGGGGTGAGGATAAAGTTGTTCGACGGGGATGTAGACCAGGCCGCCGTCGGAGGTGTCGTCATCGTCATCGTCGCCCAGCGAAGCAAGGAGGGCTTCGTCCATCCGCTCCCGATCCCGCCGGTCACGGATCTCCTCCTGGTCGTCGATGTAGTAGCCTTTGCGGGCGTTCGCTGAGTAGTATGGGCACTCCAACTCCTTTCGGACATACTCACATTTTTTCCGCTCGCACTCGACCTGCAGTGGGCAGCGGTCATTGATTGATTTTTTCATACAAGCTCCTTTCGTGGCCGGCTTATCCCTCGGCCGGGGAATTTGATGTGATACGGTGCGTCTCGGGGTCCATGTGCCGGAGAAGCGCCTCCAAGGGCCACCGCTCCGGGCAGGTGTATATCGCTTTCCATCGGTATGTATGGACCGGCTGGCTGGTGTTGCCGAGGACATTCGACATGGCGACCGGCTCTTTTCTCTCCAGGAAGAACATCTCACACCTCCTTTCGGGTATATCCGTTCATGCGGCACCACCGGCGCTGAGCCTGTTTCTTCCTGGCCGTGCGGCAGGCCAAGCAGAAGCGATTTTCCTTGCGCTCATAGAAGGTAGCCCCGCAGCGGGCGCAGTATTGCGGGGGTATGCGGCGGAACTCTGTGCAGGAATCGCAGTCCTTGCACCCGGCGGCGCATCCGTCGAAGTCATCCCAGTTCATGCACATAAACCGCTGCCAGTAGGGGTCATACCCGAGGTCGTTCATCCTCTTGCGGAGCAGTGCCGCCAGCGTGGAGAGGTCGCGCCGGACCTGCTGTCTGGTGCGCGAGATATAGAAGCCGTGCTTGACGTCCATCTCCGGGGCTCCGGATCCCCAGGGTCCGTCGCCGAGCATTTCACGCACCTTGTCCATGTTTTCGGTCAGGTAGTCGTTGTAGACCTTGGAGCGGACACATTTCTCCGACCGGCCTACGGCCTTCCCGATGGCGGCGTAGCTGTCGCCATTGCGAATACCGTCAACCAGTGCCTCAAAGTCCTCCGGTGACCATGTCCCGCGCTTCCCGGTCAACTCCATAGCCACAGGCCGGTCTTTGATACCAAGGTCGCGGCAACGGCGGGAAATCGCTCCATGGGAGCGGTGCATCATGTCGGAAATTTCGGCCCACGAATACTTGTGCAGGCTGACCAGCATTTTTAGGCGGGAGTCCTCTGTCGGTGTCCATGCGTCCTTTCTCTGAAGCGCATAGGCCTCATAATCTTTTCGGCGCTGCCCCGGCAGCCAGTCTGGTTCCTCCCCCAGTGCCAGGGGCTCCATTTTGGAGAAATCCAGGAAAGAGCGGTTTTTCTCGGCCCACGCCCAGAATTCACCCAGGTAGACCACACGGATCGTCGATGCTCCCCGCCGCTTGTAGTGCAGGGGGAAGCCCCGGTTTTCCACCCAGCTTTTCATGAAATACTTATCCGATGATGCCCCGAAGCCAAGTGCGCGTGACAGTTGGTGCAGGGTGATGTATTCTCCACTCTCCAGGTAGGGCGGAAGCCCCAGCCGGTTTACCCTTACCATGATAGCGTTTTTTGTGCGGTTCAAGTGGCGGCAGATTCCATCGACCGTCACGGTACCCCAGCTCTCCCGGAGGTAGTTTTCTTCCTCCGCCGTCCATGTCCTTTTCCCAAGCGGCGGCGATACGCGCATTTTCTCCCCTCCCATCAAAACAGTGTCAGCTGGCCGCCCTTGCCCTCGGACAATGTAGGCCCATTTGTGCCTGGCGGCTCCGGGGCCAGCGTTTCCGCCTGGCCTTTCGGAGCCGCCGTGAACAATACGCGATCCATCTGCACCCACAGCCGGCGCCAGTGCCAAACGTCCCGGAAGTACATGGGCGTGTACCAGACGTTTGGTCCGTCGCGAGGAATGAGCCCATGAGGATCAATCCCTGTTATGGGGTGGGAGATACTGTCGTCTATGACCACATACCCAGGGCAGCCCATGAGGCTCAGCTGGATATAGCACATCATCCCTGCCAGGAAGTCGATGTCTTGGGCCACGAACAGCACCGACGTCTGGAAGTTGATGTCGTGGCCAGGGCGGCGGCACTCGTTTGCAAAGGCAATCAGCAGGGCCCCTGCCCCGCAGGCCGGATCATTGACGGCCACCCATCCCTTCTGCTCGATGCGCGCCTTGAAATCGTCACCGTAGGTCATGGTGGACATCGCCCGGCACACGGAGTACGGGGTGAAGAACTGACCCTTCCACTCGTTGCTGAGGCCGAGGGCCATAAAAAGCTCCCCGAGGAGGTCTTGGTCGGGCTCTCGCTCCATTTCCATGGCTACCTCCGCCAGCATCTGCGCGAATACCTCCAGCTCCTTCAGGGAATACCGGGAGGCGTGATTCGTGTACTCCCGCTCCCGGGCCTCCCGGTGAGGGCCGCCCAGGACGTTCGCAATGCTGATGGCGGACATGATGATGAAGTCCTGCCACACTTCCCACCTGGAGTAGCGGCCGCACAAGCCGTCCAGCAACTTGACGATATTCTTTTGGCACTCACCACGGAGACGGATGGCCTTTCCCATGACTTACCCCTCCGCTTCCGGCGCGCCGCCGACGGCCTTCGCCTGGATGGCGGCCTTGGTCTTGGCGATGACGGACTTGACGCCCGCATCGAAGCCGCGCTGGTAGACCGTCTGGAGATATTTCTCCATTTGGGTCTTGTCCATGTGCTTCACGGCCTTGTAGTCCTCACGCCTCATCATCGCTCTCGCCCTCCTCGCTGTCATCGTCATCGGGGAGGTCGCTGGGAAGCACCTCTCGCGGGTCGGAGCCGTTGTAGGGGCCGACCACGCCCAGATTCTCCAAGGCATCCAGGAGGCGGGCGGCCTTGGCATAGCCTATATTCATGCGCCGCTGTAAGAGGGCCGTGGTAGCCTTGTTCTCGCCCCGGACGATGCGGGTAGCCTCTTGGATGTCCGGGTCATTCTCGTCGAGCTCCTCGCCCCCGGGGATCTCGCCGTCGTCCTCGTATTCCTCCAGGGGCTCCGCACCCTCCGGCACGGGCGGGGCCTCGCTGTCGTCGGCCTCGTCCTCGTCGATGACAGGCATTACGCCGGGGCGCAGGGCGTTCTTCTCCATCACGTCCCGGAAGAAGTACTGCTGCCAGTAGGCGATCATCTTCACCAGGACATTCTCGATTTTCCCCCGGAGGGTCTTGCTGATGGTGAAGGTGCCACCGGTGACCTTCGTCTCCAGCACCCCGTCCTCGAAGATCCAGGTCATGGAGGCGTCCGGGCTCCGATAGCCGACCTCCTCGACATTCTCCAGCATGGAAATCTGTGCGTCCATGCCCTGCACGGGCTTGATGGTGAGGGTGATGGGATAGCGGTCTTTGATGAAGCGGAAAACAAGGTCATGCTCGTCGCATAGGCCCTGCAGCTTCTTCTTTTGGGCCTCGTACATAGAAATCTCGCTCATGGTAATCTCCTTTCTTTCAGTCGAGCAGCTGCAGCGTGGCGTTCCACGCCGTATGTACTCGGTATTGCTCCAGGTCGGCCTCAATGACATACTTTCGGCCAAAATGCTCTTTCATGCTGCGCCAGATGGCCCAGGGGATGCGGTAGACCTCGCCGGAGCCAAAGCCGGCCAGAACATAGCACCGCGCCCCAAGGCGCTCGTGCCGGTCCAGGTACTCGCCCTGCTCCCGTTCCACGCGGTCCTGCTCCATCCGCTCCTTTGCCGTGAACTTTGCCTCAAACATGACGGTGCGGCCGCCCTTGATGACGCCCTTATAGTCGGGCTGCGCTTTCTTCTCAAAGAAAGCGATGAACTTTCCGTTGCCCAGGTTCTTTGTCGGGCGCATGGGCTCAGGAGTCTTTTCGATGATGGCGTACCCCCGGTCACGGTAGTAGGCAAAGGAGGCGTCCAGGCGTTCCTCGAAGTGTTTTCCCTTGGCCTTGCTGATTTTTCCCATCAGCTGGCGGAGGGGGTCCTTTTCCTTGGTCATTCGATGTAGCCTCCCAGATAGCACCCGCCGGCGAAAAGCCCGAGTCCCAGGAGCGTCATCCAAAGGATTTCAGGGAAGTCAAGGGTGCCGGTGTCGCTGCCGCCTGCAGCTCCAAGCATGAGGAATAATCCGGCCCAGGCTGCAGTTCCGCAGATTGTTCGGAATTTCTTTTTTCTCATAAGCTCACTCCCAGACATAGGCGTAACAGAACACATGGCCGCCGATCTCGCCCCACACCCGGTCATTCTCTCCGCTCCGGGAGAAGAACACCACGTCGACCGGCAGGATGGACGGGCCATATAGCGCCGCGTCGATGGCGTCATACTGGGCCTGCCCCGGCTCGGCCGCGGACAGGAGGCCGATGGTGGAGAACTGCGGCACCGCAGTACCCTCCCCCTGGTGCAGCACCTCGCTCACGCTGTCCGGGAAGTCCGAGGAAACCGCTCTGTTCAAAACGACTTCGGCCACCGCCTGCTGTCCCTCGGCCGGCTCTCCGCGGGCCTCCAGGTAGATGATCGCCGCCAACTCGTCGCGCTCAGCCTCGGTCATGGAGACATCCGCATATCGTGCCACCACCTTCGGCATCGGCTCCGGGGTCGGGACGACCCCTACGACATAGGTAGGCTCCGGCCGCAATACAGCCGTTTCCTGGGGCGTTGCCTCCGGGGTGGTAGATACCTCGCCCGCCACCGGCTCCGCCTCGATACGGGCAATTACCAGCGTTGCAACGACCGCCAGGAGCAGCGCCAGTACGATACGCTGCGCCCAGGCCCGGCGGCGGTAGCTTTTTCTCGTTCTCATGGACTCAACTCCTTCTTTTTCCCGGAGGTCAGCTGCGCCACCGCCCCGGGCACTTCTTTTCGTATCAGCTTTTCGTACACATCCCGGAACTCGTAGTAGTTCCAGCGCTTTCCGTCCTTGGACACAAGCCCCCCGGGGCCGCCCAGGGCATTGACCACGGCCTTGATATCGCTCCCCGGCGGTAATCGTTGATACCACTCTTCTGGGGACTCTTCCAGGAGCCGGGACCATTTGACATCGTTCCAGGCGCGGTCGATGCGGCTTTGAACGTCCACGCCTACGGCATCAGCTTGCTCTTTGAACTCTGCGATAGAGGGCGGGAATTTGCAGGCCCGGCACAATCGGATAACTGCTTGCTGGCCGGTCCAGAAGTCCACATCGGAGAGGCAGGCTGCCCAGAGTTCGATGGTCGGCCCCAGCTTGGCGACGCCACCCTTGAACATTTCAGCGTTGGGCCACGCAAGGAGCATGACACTAAAAATCTCCGTCATTTCCTTCTTGGTCACGTCATCACCCCTCGCCGAATAGCTCGTGGAGCTCTCGCAGATCCTCCACAGCGCCCTGGGATGTGCTTTTCCGCGTACCGCCCGCAGAAGCCGGCGCCCTTTCAAGTCCCCAGCGTCCCTTGCTGCACTTCCTGATGACGAGGTTCCAGTCCTTCCACTTGTTCTTATTGCCTGTGGTCTGGGCGGCTTCGTCGACGTAGGTGATGCATCGGGTCAATTCGTCCGGCCCCAAGTCACGGGTGAGGCGGTCCATCTCCTCATCGGTGAGGCGCACCCATCCGTATTGGCCGCGCTTGTGGCGCACCTGCCTTTCCGGGGGAGCTTCCGCACCGCCGGACGACGCTGCGCCGGTGTCGCTTTCTGGATATGATGAAGATGGAATTCTTCGCTCCACCCGATAATCGTAAGGCACCGTCACCGTCTCACGCCGGTTGTACTTTTCGGCCAGAAACCTACGGAAATCACTGCATTTTATGGCGCTGATTTCTGCCAAAAGGGGCTTGTCCAGCTTCTCCGACCGTGACCAGTTGTACTTGTCCCAGTTGATAATCAGGAGTTCTTTGGTCGGCGCGGAGTATCGAATAACCTCATGGGTCCTGTCCAGGCGCTTCAGCAATCGCTCCACCGAGTCGGTGTTGTAACCCGTCTCATACGCAATCTGCTTCAGGCTGATCTCATAGCAGCCGCAAAGGTTGGTATGCGGATTTGTCATGCAGTAAAGGTAGATGTACTTATCTTCCGGGGTGAAATCATCAACGATTTTGTTGTCCTCCCAGAACGAGGTGCTCACATTTCTGTACCTTGCCATTGAAATCACCCCCCTTTATGGGAAGCGGGCCGCCGCCCGAAGGGACGGCCCGCACGGGTCAGAACGGGAGCTCCCCGTCATCGTCATCGCCCAGCTCCGTGAAGTCTCCGCCGCCGTAGTTGGATGGCGGATAGCCTCCGGCCGGCGGGCCAGACCGCCCAGCCGGGGGCGGCGCATAGCCTCCGCCATACCCGCCGCCGTAGGCGTCCTGCGGGTAGCCGCCCTGGTAGCCGCCACCTCCGTCCCCGTCTTTCTTGGAATCCCCGAAATACACGTTGTCGGCGACGACCTCGGCCGAGCGGCGCTTGTTTCCGTCCCGGTCCTGCCAGGGGCGGATCTGCAGCCGCCCCTCCACCACAGCCATGCGGCCCTTTGTAAAGTACCGGGATACAAACTCGGCGGAGTTTCGCCATGCTACCACGTCGATGAAGTCCGTCTCTTTCTCCCCATTCTGGTTCTTGAAGTCGCGGTCGACCGCCAGGGAGAAGGAGGCGACGGCCGTGCCGCTCTGGGTGCGGCGAAGCTCTGGATCACGGGTCAGCCGACCCATGATGATGATTCTATTGAGCATCGCCCTCCACCTCCGGTTTGCCCAGGAGCACCTTGTTCCGGGCCTTCTTGATGGCATCCAAAACGGTGCCAACGGCATACTTGTTTTCGCCCAGGATCGTGGCCTCCAGGACGTCGCGCTCCGCCTCAGCCCGCACCAGCTCCTCAAAGCGATCCTGCGGCACCAGCACGAAGCCGGGCTCCAGGCACAGCTGCGCCAGCAGCTCCTCGGGGCTTCTCTTTTCATCCATGTGAACTTCCTCCTCTCGTTTCGTTCTCGATGATATGAATGGCCTTGCGACACTGCGCCACATCGAACATCCCGATATGGGTCTGCTCCACGGGCAAGCCCATCTTCTGGGCCAGCCATCCATAAGCCGCGTTGCGGTGGCCGCGGAAACGCCCCCGCTGCCACAGGGGGTCGAAAACGGCGTGGGCCCGCTTCTTCCAGTAGCGGAGCTCCGCGTTGGCCAGCCGGCCCAGGGGCTTGTCGGTGCCCTTGTGAACACCGACGTAGGCCATGCAATTCCGGCAGAGGTACATCATGCCGTAGCTCTTGCCGTAGACGACCTTGCTGTCCACATACTCAGCCTGACAGCCGCAGTAGTCGCAGTAAACTTTTCTCATTCCTTATTCCAGTCCTCCTTGTACCGGGCCAGCTGCTCCGGGGTGTCCGTCTCGATGCCCAGCTCCTTGGCTACCTCGATGGCACCGTCAATCAGCCGGGCCATTTCCTTGCTGTCCATGAGGTGCGTCTGCTTGTAGACCAGGTAGCATTTGAACATCTTGCCGTTCTCCACGCGGGTGTCAAAGCATTTCACATAGGGGTAGATGGTGGACACATCCACGGAGGCGGGGAGCTTGAAGCCCACCGTCAGCCCGTCGGCGTCCTTGGCCAGCGCCCCATACTCCACGACGAGGGAGGCTTTGGTAGCTTCGTCGCTGCCGCCGCGCTCGGCGGCGATCTTGTTCACCAGCACATGGAAATAGGCGTTGGCGGATTTGGAGCGTTTCTCCCGGTACTTCTTGATTTCGATGTCCAGCTCGGCGTCTTTCAGCCGCTCATAGTCCTCGCGGTAATCCCGGTCGACCTCCACGGTGATGCGCTGCTTGCGGTTGAGCCCGATGGTCAGGTCGACCAGCCGCCCCCTCATAGGGCCAGCCATTTTTCTTTGTAGAGCGGGGCCAGCTCCAGGGCATCCAGCCATTCCAGAAAGTCTGAAATGGTGGGGATGATGCTGGGCGTCTCCTCGCGGTAGTACCGCTCCGTCCAGACCTCGGAGCCGTTGCTCACCAGGTAGGTGAAAGACTTGGCCTCCGGGACGATCTCGAAGTAGGTAGGGTGCTGGGTGCTGCTGAAATACTTGCCCCGGTCGTAGCTGCTGGAGAATTTGATGTCCTTGATGTCGCCAGCCTTGAGGCAATCCAGCCGGCCATACAGCACCAGCTCAGTGTCCCGGACGGTGATGATCCGGCGGGCCTTGTACTGGAGAATGCCACCCCGGACATACCCGGCGACCTTTTGCGCGGCGTCATACCAGCGATTTTGAGTGTCGCCGGCGCCGTTCACGATGTCAGTCACCAGGTCCTCGAAGTCGATGCCCTTCTGCATGGCCTCGGTGGTGGGGGTCGGCTCCCGCCGGAGCACCTGGAGGAACTCGGCATAGGGGTCCCGCTCGGTACTGGCGTCCTCGTAGGGGTTTTCCTTCATGGCGTAGAGCCAGGACGACAGCAGAGAGTGGGTCATCAGATACCGGGCCATTTACTCCGCCCCCTTTTCTCCCTCCGCCGGCGCTGGGGTGTACTTTTTCAGCACCTTGTCGTAGAACAGCCCGAGCTCCTTGATTTTGGCGTTGAAAGCCGCGTTGACTTCTTTCTTGGAGGTCAAGGCGTGGTTGACGGCCTTGATTTTGGACATGGCGGCGTTGGCACTGTCGGCATCGGTGATACCAGCGACGATTTTCCGCCCCTTGGCCATAGCCGCCTCGTAGGCTTCCTGCTCCTCTGCGTTCTGAGCCACTTCTGCGGCGGAGAGCGCGTTGTACTGGGCAAAGAGCCGGGTCAGGAAGTCGTTGGGCTTATCCGGGCCCAGCTCGGGGACCTGCCAAACGCCGTGAATGCCCCGGGTGCCCTTGGCGAAGTACCGCTCGCAGTTGGAGAAGCCGATGGTGCGGTTGTTGCCCTGGATCTCCACGAAGCCGCCCAGGTCCATCGGCTCCCAGACGTTGTTCTTGGTCTGGCCCTCGACCTTGATGCGTAGCCGGGTGTTGTCCCCGTCCTTCTCCTCGATGGCGTGGAACACCACGACGATGTGCTTGTCCAGCTCGTAGAAGCAGTAATCCATGAGGCGCTGGAACTCGCGGCCGATGAAGCCGTATCCCTTGAGGGAGAGGGAGCCGTCCCGCTGGCCATACTTGACGTCTTTCTTGATGGCCCACTGAGACATGAGGGAAATGAGCTTCCCGCCGGTGTCAAAGACCAGCGTGTCGAAGTCCTTGACGTTGAGGGGGGTCAGGTCCTCCAGGATCTCGTCGTAGCTCTTGGGCTGGATGTAGGGCTTGCGGTACCGGGGCTCGATGCGGTCGATGCCGAAGTCCACGTCAATGTGCAGGGGACGGGGGGCGGACAGGGCCAGTGTAGACTTACCGATGCCAGGGTAGCCGGCAATCAGCATACGAATCTTCTTGGTGCCCTCCTGGATTTCGTTGGGATTTCTAATCATTGTTCTGCTCCTTTCAGCTTGAATGCTTTAATAAGTTCCTGCGCCACCTTCTCGGCGCGGTCTTCGGGGATGCCGACGATGTCCCGGCCATCCGGCGTCCATCTCTCGGCCATGATGACGATGTCTCCCACGATGGGCGAGCCGTGGAACTGCGTCCCGTAGAGGAGCGACCCGGCCCGGTTGAGCGGGAGGTCTTTGAGCAGCCCCTCTTCGTTGACGATCATGCAGTACGGGGGCTGGAGGCCCTGCGGATGAACGAGCTCGATGTAGCCACCGACAACCGCCCCCAGGCTTTTATTGAGCGGGGCCGCAAAGTCCCGAACAGAGACTTCGTCCGCGGTGGTGATGACTACGCCTTTCACCGGGACACCCCCGTTCTGGTGAGCTGGATCAGCTCATGGCACCGGAAGCCAAAATTATCTCGCCGATACATCTCGGTCAGCTTGAAGTGAGCCTCGTCGTACACGCTGGAACAGTTCAAGAGGCCCTCGGTCTTGTCCGGGTGGTAGGCTCTGAACGCAGCACAGGCCGCGTGGCCATCCGGGGCCTCGACCTCCGTCCAGCCGCCGACAAACGGCTGGCCCTAGGTGCCGTAGGTGAAATAGAATTTAGGCATCTTCGCTCCTTTCAGGGAAGCAGTCTTCAACTTCCCATGCGTCCTTGGTTTCCATGCACACGTCGCAGCCGACGTATGCACCGCATCGGTCTTTGTAGACGGTTTCGCACTCCTCGCCGCAGATGGGGCAACGGGGGCAGCGGGGCTCCTTTCCGTCCGGATAGCCGGTGCGCTCCAGGTTTTGCACGACCGGGTGATCCGGCAGGTCATAGTTCACGCTTCCACCTCCCCGGCAAGATACCGGCGCACCAGGGCGGTCATGAGCTCCTGGGCGGTGGCATATCCATCGGCTTTCATGCGCTGTTGCAACGCCTCCATATCGGCGTCCTCCAGGCGGCAGGTGATACGGCCCGTCAGCCGGTGGCGGTCTTTCTTCCGCCGGCTGACCTTGGTACCGCCAGGGGCAAATTTCTCATACAGGGCCTTCATGGCATCCGGCCGTATAGAAATTCCGTAGTCGTCGCCGTTCTCGCACTTGCTCTGCATGGTCTTGTCGTACTTGGGGTAGAGCCCCTGGACGACGGCCACCATGTCCTTGGCCGGCAGGCCCAGGTCAATTCGGAGGGCTCTCAGTTCATTCTCGGCCATAGCGGCACCTCCAGTCGCCCTTGACTTCCAGCTGGCCGGCTGATAGACTGGGCTTGGTTCTATTTTCGTGAGGTCGTTCCCGTAGCAGCGGGGGCGGCCTCTTTTCTGTCTCCCGGCAGTCGCACCGCTCTCCGGGGTCGAGATGCGCACCGCAGAGGGAGCACACTCTGAAATACATGGGGGTATATCAGCTCCTTTCATCTCCCATTTATGCTCGCCTGACTTGGCGCAATGCCCGAGCCGCCTTTACGTCCGGCCGCGCCGGGTGCGTCGCGCGGGCCAAATACTCAGCTAGCGCCTCTTCGGTAATCCAAACCTTCCCGCCGGGCTTTCGCTGTATGTAGGCAAGGTGGCCGCTATTCCGCTCGGCGTCCAGCGTCATAACCGTAATGCCAAGCCGTGCAGCTGCTTCTTTGCGGGTCAACAGTGCGCCCATTGCATCAACTCCTTTCGGTCACTTTAAGTGACATCAATCCTCAAAAAAAAGCTGCTGGATCGTCACACCGAAGTAATCAGCAATCCTTTTCTTGACATCGTCCCGGGGGATTCGTTTATTGCACTCATACATTCCGAGCGCGGAAGAGGAAATACCAATGGCCGCAGCCACCTTGTCCCTACTCCGATCCCCACGAAGCTCCTTAAGGCGTCTCCCAAGGTCCATACTTGTCTACCCCCTTTCTCATTTGGCTGTCACTTCAAGTGACAAACCGAGCATACCACAGGCCGCTGGGCTTGTCAACACTTTCCGTGACATTTTTTCTTTTTCCTCTTTACTTTTGTCACATTTCGTGATAACCTTGCATTGAGGTGATTTGCGTGAGTAAATTTTCCGATACCCTTGTCTATCTAAGAAAAAGGGCGGGTTTTTCGCAGCAAGAGTTGGCCGATAAGATGGAGGTTTCCAGAAGCTTGGTCGGTATGTATGAGTCCGGGCAGCGGATGCCGAGTTACGAGATGCTGGAGGCCCTGGCCGACATCTTCAACGTCAATATTGATTTTCTCACTGGCCATGAGGACAGCGGCGAGATGTCGAAGGAATTTAGGGAGAAGCTGGCCCACATCATCGAAACGCGGGACAAGGCCGATCTGGCCGCAGCTGGCGTTGACTTATACGAAGTGGGGCTCATTATCAACGGGGCTGTCCCGCTTTCTTTGGACATGGCTTGCCAGTTGGCGGAGCAGCTCGGCGAAAGCCTTGACTCGATGCTTGGGCTGGATGCAGCAAAGTCCGCCCCCGGCAGCGGGAGCGGACTGGACATGGAAATAATCAATATGCTCATTTCTCTTTCTGATGACAAGAAGGCAGAGGCGGTGAACTACATTCGCTATCTTGCAAACGGCGCAAGAAAGTGATCAGCTCCTGCTTTTCAGGGGCCGACAGTTGCCCCAGCATGTGAATTACCTCTTTCCACTCGGTCGCTTTCATTGATTTCAGCTCCTTATCGAAAAGTAGCTGCCGGCAGTATCGTCATTATAGCAAAAGAGAACAGATTTTTGTTGGAAACGATATAAAATTACTTTTGACATTATTCGCAGATATACGATGAATTTCATCAACAAGGAGGGGTCTTTGTGAATAAAAAGCTCCGCATGATGCTATTACCTGTCCTGTGCGCCGCCCTTGTCTCCGGGTGTAGCTCTGCACCAGAGCAGGCAGACCCTATCACAATAGAAGTTTTGCCCGGGGATATAGCCTGTGGAGATGCATCTATTTCACTGTCTGCGGTTTCTTTTTGTGAAGTTTACGCCGATCACGGCTACACTGGCTATTGCGTAGCGACCGTGGATAGGGCTAACCTTTCCGATGACGATGTGTATTGGATGCTGAACAGGGATTCCGGGGATATCCAGGCGGAACTTCAAGTTAATGCTTATATCTCCAGCGAGGGTAATGCTCTTGATGGCGAGCGGATGTCTCAGCTCCAGACCATTTACAACAGCGAAAATATCTATTTCATGTTTTACACCCAAGATGTCCAGCGTGAACATCTGGATGATTTTGAAATCAGCCTGCAAATAATCGCGTCGCCACAAAAAGACCTGACGGCAACAACGACCCAGTATTACTACTACGGCCAAAGCGCCGAAGCTGGTGTGGATTACTCTGACTACGATAGCGTTCTTTCCGAAGCTGAAAAAAGTGTCCTTGTTGACGCACTCAATGCGAAAATTGACAGCTTGAGTTGATGTCAGCGTCTGCTCAGCTACCGATTTTTTGGCGAGCACGATACCGTATGCAATACGGTATCTATACTGTTCGCGCGCGCGCACTGTTTCTGTATCTGTTACTGCATACTGAACTGTAAGCTGTATCTGTAACTGGGTACTGTAATCTATCTAAGCAAGTCTATCAGTAGAAGAACAGGGGGTGACAATGTGGCTCGGCCCAAGAAACCGACTTATGAGTGGATAGAGAGCCGGAAAGAATTTCGCAAGCGCATAAAGGGGCCGAACGGAAAGTACATCGCCCTCTACGCGCAAACCCCCGAGGAGCTGACCGAAAAAATCGCCGTCGTCCAACGCCAGATCGAGGAGGAGGTCTACCGCAGGGAAAACCCTACCGTCAAGGATTATGCCGAGAAGTGGCTTACTATGCAAGCCGCGCACATCCGAGCCACTACACTGGCTGACTACACCTCCAAGGTCAAAATCTACATCATAGCGCCCCTGGGGGAGAAATACATGGCCGAGGTGACACCGGACGATATTAAGCTGGCGATCTCCAAGGCAGCAGAGAAGTCAGCCTCTATCTACCGCAGCGTTCAGATGCTCTACAAGATGATTTTTGGCTCCGCTCTGGAGAATCGCATCATCGACGAGAGCCCGTGTAAAAACCTCAACCCCAAGGGAGGGCGGGCCCCAAAGGAGAAAAATGCGCTTACCGATAAGCAGGTCAGTATTTTGCTGGATGCCATCCGGGGATTACCGCCGTATCCGTTTGTCATGCTCTGCCTATATGCGGGGCTCCGTCGAGAGGAGGCCCTGGCGCTGCAATGGGATAGCGTTTTCCTGGAGGGGAGCGCCCCTCACATCTCCGTCTGCAGGGCCTGGCACACTGAGCACAATAGGCCAGTCATATTGACCGACCTGAAAACCAAGGCGTCCAAGAGGATCATCCCGATCCCTCCCCAGCTGGTGGACTGCCTAAAGGCCGTCAAAGAAGCAAGCCAGTCTGAGTATGTGATTTACAACCGGGACGGTGGGCCGCTATCCGGTACCCAGTGGGCGCGACTCTGGAAGTATGTAACCGTGCGAAGCACAAAGGAGCGCACATACACCAGATATGTCAAAGGCCAGAAAATCAAGCACACGGTCACGCCGGTGCTTGGAGAGCGGGCCGCTCACAACAAGACCGTCATTTACAGCATGGACTTCCAGGTGACGCCGCATCAGCTCAGGCATACCTACATCACGAATCTGCTCTTATCTGGCGTTGACGTCAAGACCGTTCAGGTGCTGGCCGGCCATGAGCACGCGAAAATCACCCTGGACATCTATGCCCACTTGACCTATAATCAGCCCAAAGACTTGATCTCCAAGGTCACGGCCGCCTTCGCTTCCAGCCCAAAATGA